TTACGAATCTGCTTATTACGAGATTCGATAGACTCTGCTGCTCCTGTAGAGAAGCCAGCAACTAATGCTCCGAAGTCAAATGCCATATTATTCTACCATCCCTTTCTGTGGTCTAGACATCAACCCCATCGGTTCCGTCATAGGAGGTTCTTCTGGTAGTGCTGTTGTTTCTTCTTCTGGTTCAGCCATTGATTTCTCTAGGTCTCTCATAGCCATTCTTACAGCACGAGGATTAGCCACAAAGCCTTCCATGATCTGATCCATAGACTCGGCATAACGAATACCATACATATCTGCTACAGCCATAATCATTTCTTCTACTGCTGGGGCAACAAGGATTCCTACATCAATAGTGTGTAGTCCTTCCATGACACTAGTCTTCTGGAGAATGTTAGCTACGTTCTGTACTGGAACTTGTAGCTCTAGCATTTCAAGAATAGCATCATGGCTATCTGTGTCAGAGATTAATCTATTGGCATAGAACTCAAGAGCATCCTCAACTGTTACAAGCATAGGAGGATTTTCCCATGGACGATTGCCCGGCTCTGTCGTTAAAGACATTCCGGGGATTGGGGCATTTACAAAGCCAGCATCAGCAGCCATTATTTAGATCCCTTCTTCTTCATATTATTCTGTTGGAACTCTAATCTCTTTTGACGAAGGGCATATACAAATTCACCAATGGTAGCTATGGCATCCTTCTGTTCTGGAGTACCTCTAGCCATAGAATTCTTAGGAGATAACAGTCCCTTAGAATCATTACCCTTGGAAGCAGCACCATCCTTCTGCTTGATGTATGCTTCAATCTTTTTCTTGTATGTCTTAACGCTCATTGTTTATTCCTCAATCGAAATCACGGCTAGGACTAGACTCAAAGAAGCTACCTACCCACTTAGCACCTTCATCCCATACTTTACCTCCAATTGAGGTAAGTTTACTCAGGGCATCTGCAGGTAAGCTAGTTCCAGATATAATACTTGCAGCAGACTTACCAATAGCCATTGTAATCTCAGCATCTTTAGCCATAGTAGCAGCTAAGATAGTAGCGTTAGCAGCAATCTCTTGTTTAGCAATTGCATTGACACGCTCTTTGGCACTCTCAGAAGACTTCCATGAATACTCAATCTCATCACGGGTCTGCTGCCACATATTGTTGTATTCTACCATGGTAACTTCCATAGCCTTGGTAGCATTAAACTCATTAGCCCTGTTGATAGCTGCAGTGTTAGCAGTAGAAATCTCTCTACGCCACTGGGCATTTGACTGGTCAATCACAAGTCTATTCTGAGCATTGAACTGATCACGCTGGTTCTGTACTTCGGAATTAAATTTAGCTACAGTATTTGCTTGGTCAGTATTAAACTGTGACATAGCATTGGTTTGTGTAGTATTAAACTGTCCTACCTGTGTAGTAAGATTAGCAAAGAACTGGTCCGTCTGATTCTGACTGGAGGCATTGAACTGCCTAGAGGCATTAACAGCAGCTGTATCTGTTAGGATAGACTGTACATTTGACTGGGCTTTAAACATCTCAGTCTGCTGTTCATTAGCTAAGTTAGCCATATCCATCTGTAAGAAAGACTGAGCATTAACTACAGCAGCTTGCTGACGGTTGTTAAGGTTAGCAGATTCTAAGTTAGCTATCTGTGCAGCATTAGCCATGACTAACGCTTGACTATTAGATAAGTTAGCTAGATCCATAGTCTGTGTAAGACGGGCATTCTCTAAAGCAATCTGTTGCTGTGCACTAAAGTTTACGTTAGCTATATCCGATACCTTAGCTGCATTCATAACCCGTGTCTGGAAAGACTGATCAAACTCTTGACCTAAGAATTGGGCACGTTGCTGAGCATTAAGAATAGCAACCTGCTGTCTATTAGATAAGTTCTGTAATCCCATCTGTTGGAATACAGCAGCATCCTGAGCAGCGATGGGTGTAGCAGCTTCAAGTGTAGCTTGGATAATAGCTTGACCTGCTAAGCTAGAAGCACCTAAACCCCTTGCAGCCATCTGTGCAGTAGCATTACGCAATGAAGCAGCTGCCCATGTTGGGGGATTACCTGCTTCAAAGTTAACCAGTAACTTACTTAGCTGACCTTGAACTGTCATGTCTTCTGTTACAACACCTTGAGCAGCTTCATTCTTAGCGAGGTTAGTTTCTACAGTAGCCATGTCTACAGCAGGACCTGCTACTGTTTCACCAGCCTGTAGTGTACGAGTAGGTGCACCAGTTACTTGTGTAGCAGTTCCCTGTGCAGCTTGTAAGTTACTGACAGCTGTAGTGGTAGGAGTCATCTGTGCTGCTTGTACCTGTGCTTGAGGTGCTACTGTGCCTTGTGCTGGAGCTACATTTTGAAGTGCAGCACTTACATCTGGGGCAGCCGTAGCTGTAGTCATTGTAGCTGCAGGAGTAACAGTAGGAGCAGCAGTCGTAGCAGCTGTAACTGGAGCAGCCGCTGTGACAGTAGTTGCCTGTGTAGGGGCAAGTGTGGTGGCAAGTGTTTCATCTGCACCTACAGTTTGAATTGCTGGGGCTACCTGTGCAGCATTAGGCTGAATAGGTAAACCTGTAGTAGCATCAACTGTGGTAGTACCTGCAGCTTGTGATGTAGGTGTAACATCTCCACCAACAGCATACTTATTAACCATACCACCCCTAGCCATAAACTTCTCTGTAATCAAACCATACCTCTGAGCATCAGCAGGAGTGGACTTAAGGTACTTATCAAACATATTCATAGGTCCTTCATAGCCCATCTTACGAGCTACTATTTCCCGTTGCTTTTCTGTGAATGTTTTATCTGCCATGTTATCTGAAACCTTAAGAGAATATTCTAGTACCAGCTTTGTCTATAATTAGTGCTTGTTTACGTGGTGGTCTTGCAGCAGTGTCAGGAACGCTTATATGGGTCCATGAGCCGAATTCTTCTATGATCTGATCATACCCTATGTCCGATGCAATGACAGCCTCTACGACCTGTTTAGGGGTCATGCCGGGGACACGGATGTCAGCAGCACACCCGATACGATGTTGGCTGGTGTCTTTCGATCCAACCGAATCATTCACAGCCTTAGACCTGAAGCCTGAGTTTAACAGAATAGGTTTGTTAAGTAAAGATCTAACCTCTTCCAGTAGTACAGCTAAACGAACTAGATTAGAAACCTCTAAAGCATTAGGGGTATTATCTAAGTTCTTACGCTCCGCTACTTCCGAGTGAGTTAGTTCTTCAAGGGTAAAGTGTTCACTTAAATTCACTTAGCTTTGCTCCTAATTTCTGTTACCTTCTCTAATGTACGTGATCCGAAATATGCACCAAAGACGAGCATGCCCCAGTTCCCTAGCAAAGTTACGTAACTTTCGTTAGCATTCAATCCAAAGGCTGACATCATAGCAAAGACAAAGTAGCCGCCAAGGATTGCTATCAGAGCCATTGGTCTTATGTTCTTAGATAGCCACGAATCGGAAGACATATCCGCTTTCCATCTGTCGGATACATTGTTCTGCTCATTCATGTCAGCTTGAAGGTCAGCAAGTTTACCCTCTTGAGCCAACTTAGCTAGGTCTAATTGTGCTTGTGCTTTAGCAGCGGGGTCAGGAATTAGTTTATCAACTAACTTCATTCCTACGCTAATGATGTCATCTATGCCAAACATATTATCTCCACATTCCCCAAGTACATTCGTATGCTATCCAACTAGCAAATATGTAACAGAGCAACATAACACTTTTCATTACTCGTCTGTCGTGTTGTTCTAAATACCTATCTTGCCGTTCTTCCCATTGCTTTCTTGCTTTAATACCTTGTATTTCATCCCAAGCGTGACTGCCGTACTTCTTAGTAATCTGCTCTTGAATCTTAGCTTCTGACTGCCGTGCTATTAAAAGTCTTTGCCACTCGTCCACTGCTTCAATAATGGTTGCATTGTCCGGGTTAACTTGCCTAGCTTTTTTCCTAGACTCAGTTCTTTCTTTTGCTGCTGAGTCTGCTAACTCTAAGACACCGTCAATTGCTTTAGATAATTCTTTGCTTGCTTTTACTGATTCATTAATTGAACTAGTAACGGCTTTAACGCCCTCGGTTATTCCAAATGGATCGGGCATAGGAAATCATTTTCTAAAAACCATTTCAGTCATGTAGCTGATAAAAGCACCAGCAACAGAAGCAACACCCATCAATGCCCACAGAGAACCTTTACTACGCTCTGCCATAGCAACTAACTTCTTGATGTCTACTTCCATAGCATCCACCTTACGCTCTAAGTTCTCTACAGAATTAACTAACTTGCCGTACTCTACTGGGTCTATGTCTGTCATGCTGGCATCCTTGCGGCTTGTTCCGCTTTAAATGTTTCGTATGCGGCTTTAACTGCATCAGTCCATGCAACATTGCAAATGTCTTTTACTTTTTGTTCTTGACCGCTAATGTCGGAATCAGGATTTAATACCCAACGATGGAATGTTCTTGATACAAATTCACCATCTCGTTCAATGATGGTAGCTTGGCGAACTTGAATAAATCCATGTTCTATTACTTCAATGCGGTCAATGCTTGTATTTTCTGTAAGTGCCATTTGTATTCCTTAAGCCGTAATATAAGTAACTGTTAACCAAACATATTTTCCCGTACCAGCAGAAATAGTTTCTTGATTCCATCCTGCACTATTATGAACATGATAAAGGTTTAACTCACTACCCAATATATACCAAACATTATAGTTTCCTGTAGCTGGTAAGCTATATAACATAGGTGGACAACCGACTTGTGGAACTCCTCCGTCAGCAGCAAAAGGTAATCCCGTTACATATAAAGCACCTGAAGCTCCTGTAGTATTTACATTACTAAAACCAGCCGAACAAGTTATGTGTTTCCCAATTTTTACGTATTTTCCAGATACAGTAACAGGAGTTGTTGGAGCAGTAGTACCACCAGTTAATGTTGCTGTCCAAGTACCTTCCTCGTAATCATCTAATGTATTAGCATCAGCACTAGGTACGGCAGTAGCAGGGAAGGTAACACCGTTAAGCGAAAAGGTTTGCGCTGGGGCAATCATGCCCGATGGTACTTGTGTTAACGCCATTATGCTGCTCCTTCTGTATTCTCGCCTGTCGGCTGCGATTCTGCTGGTAATGGGGTGTTGCCTTTAGCCAGCCACTCAAGGTAGGCTTGGTAGTCTGTGTTGGCTAGGTCGAATGGAATAGATGCGTTATCAGATAAACGAATAACATTTGTATCACCAAAACAATTTCTATATAGTTTATACATTTTATAACTCCGCAGATTCGTAGATGCGAGCATTTGCGTTTGTAGTAAATACTGCTCCAGCTTGTCCAGCAGTTAATCCGCTTGCAACAGTAAATTCTATACTCATAGAAAAAGGTGATGTCCTGTTTTGCACAGCAGCTGTTGGTGTTAAAGTTCCTGCACTACCACTAAAAACTTGCCAATCACTTATTGTTGAAGTTGTAAGTGTTGGAGATGCTCGCATTTGAACAGGTCGCAAACAAGCTACAACAGTTGCGGTTGTAGAAAATGACCATGCGACACCTAAAATTTGAGAAGTTGTTTGACCCCAAACTTGTAGATAGCGTTGGCAAAGAAGCAGTTCTGTTGTGTATTGTCTGTATTCAAATGAAGTAGCTTGTGTGCCTACCTCTAGCTGAACTCCAGTAATATAGAAGGTAGCACCGTTTGTACCGACTACAGATGTTGCACCTGTTGCTGAACGATAATTAGCTCCAGCCCATGCACCCGCAGTTCCACTTAATGTAGAACCAACACCTAATCCAAAACCAAGAGCAATGCCAACTGTGTTAGTTGAACTCCATGTTCCGCTAGTATCACCAGCGATAGTTACTGTTTTGTATTCCCAAGTGTTTGCGGCATTGATGGTGTAAGTAAATGGGTAAGACCTATCAGCAGAGGAGTTACGCAAAGACCCACCAAAAGTACCAGTTAATGAAGAATAAACCCAAAATGACAAGGTTACAGTTTTAGCGTTTGCAGTTCCCCAATTAAGGTCTGCCACGTTAAAACCTTCTATTCCTTGTTGAATAGTGAAGAAATCAGTAGAAGTAATTGAGTATGCAGAACTTGAAGTATAGCCAAGGTATTTGCTAAATCCTACTGGTGGAGTAACAGAGCCAGCACTTTGTTGTGCAGTTAATTTAGATGATTGAGATGCAGCAGTTTTAAATCTATCAAGAGCATAAGTATCATCGTTAGCAGTAATAGATGCACCAGCATTTCTTTGGTCAATAACCATCGCACCGTTTATGATTCTGTTCTTTAATGCCTGAGATACCCCTGTTGAGGCTTGTTGGGCTAAAGCTACGGCTTGTGTCATTCTGTTGCTCCTTGTAGTACAGCTATCTGCTCTTGCAGTTTAGCAATCTGTTCTTCTTTGGTTGGCTGTGCGGCTAACCATTCTTGATACTGAGCTTGTGCTTGTGCAACTTCTTCAGCAGTTAGTTCAATAACTTTACGCTCGCCAGTCATCACATCAATTTCTATTCTGTCCATGATTTACTCGTAAAGAATGTTAATTGAACCAGCATCAAAGGTTGGCGTTCCTGTTGTTGTGGTAATTCTAATTTGTGTAAGAACACCGCTTAAAGTTACTGTGCCGCCCAAATATCTTATGTAAGCTGGGGATGGAACGCCAACTATTCCACTTACAACCCAAACATTTGATGACGAATTTAACAAAGAAAAAGTAATTGACCCAGAATAAGCAGAGCCTGCGGAATCGTTATATATTTCAAACCCTGTAGACATATCAGTAGATGCTGGAGTACCGCCAACATATCCCTGTACCCCTACATACCCCGAAGACACAAAACCGCCCGAAGTTCCAAGTCGCATAGTTATTGGAACGGTGCTATTTGTACTAACCCCCGCAAACATCACTGTAATGCGTTTTACCCAACTAGGTATGCTAGTAAAGTCAATGCTAGTTCCGCTTGTAGAAGCTACTGCAGTTCCGCTAGTTAAGGGTTGACTTAATTTGGCAGGAGTAACATTGGCATCTGCAATCTTTGCAGTAGTTACAGCACCATCATTAATATACGAAGTTGTTACAGCATTTGCTACAGCTGGGATTGCATTAAGCACTGAGCTTACAAAGAACGATACGGTCTCTACTAAGTCACCCGAAGATGCTGGGTTGGTCAATACGACTGTAGTTCCACTGGTTGCAGTAAAGTCTGCAGAGCCTAACAATACACCGTTACGATACACATCGATATACCCTACTGTGTAGGATGGTACGGAGAAAGTAGTCTGTCCTGCTGTAGCTGTGAACTCAGTCTGGGTACGGTAGGCAGTAGTTGTTACACCTGAAGCAGGTATGCCCAAGTAACGTACCGATATATTACCTGTAGCACTTGGAGGTGCTGCACTGAATGTGAGGGTTAAACCTGAGACAGAATAAGTGGTAGGGTCCTGTAAGACACCTGAAACTGCCACAAGGATAGATGCAGTATTGGCAGGTGCAGCACTTAATGTGAAGGCTGTCTGTGATCCAGTGCCACTGAATTGATCTGTGAGAAAGGCTACGGATGTAGGTTGATTACCAATATAGCTCATGCTAATTCCTCATCTGTTGGGCGAGGTAATGTTGGGTGTTCCCATTTAGCAATGTAATCGCCTTTGCCGTCTGAATCGTTTTGAAGTTTAATACTTCCAAATAAAAAATCTTCTATTGTTAGGCTGGGATATAAAGCCATAATCTTTTCAGTTAGTGTCATTACGCACTCCTTACCAAACAACCATTGAAATAACAATTTTCCGCTCCGGTACCTAGTGTTACGCTAGAACCATTTACAAAATAAAATTCAACATAATCAGTAGACCCATTTAAATATACGAGCGTAGATACACATGATGAGTTCACTGCACCGCTACCATTTGTTCCACTTTTGTAGACGCTACCATTTTTAAAAATAGCAGAATTTGCGTAGTTTGAGGCTGGAGTATTAGAGCCAGCATTAACTTGGTAGTAACCAGCTACAGTTGGTGTAAATGTAGATGATGCAAAATTATTGTTGGTATCAAACTCTTCCACATTTTGGGTAACTTTTGTAAAAACACCACCAGAAATTGATGTTGCTGTGCTTGCGTAAGCACTAAACGCTGGACCAAGGACAGTTGTTCCTGTACCACCATTAGCTACGGGCAAAGTGCCGCTAACAGCACTTGCTGCTGGGATTGTACTAACAGCCATTATGTATTCTCCGCTGGTAATGGGGTGTTGCCTTCTGCTACCCATTTTAGGTAGGCTTGGTAGTCTGTGTTGGCTGGGTCAAATGGGATATAAGCACTGTCCGCAATACGCAAAACCGTTTTTGAATCTTGACCAAATTCGTTTTTAGGTAATAATTTATACATTTATAACTCCGCAGAAAAAGTTACACCAACAGAAGCACTGTCTGTATAAAATCCAGCATCTCCTGCGGCAGTAGCCGCACCAAAAATATAAGCAGCTTCGGTTGTTATACCACTAAATGCAGGTTGCCCTGTTATATTAAAAGTTATCCATGTTCCAACAATCGTTGCAGTTGGGGCGGTTCTCATAGATACTTTAAATAATATTAAAAGTGGCGCTCCACTACCTGCGCTTGGTGCGTAAATTCGACCCAAATAAAGAGTTGCACTATTTTGTCCAAAATTTCTCTGAAAATACCGCTGACACAAAGCTAACTCTGTACCATACTGTCTGTATTCAAATGAAGTAGCACTACTTCCTACTTCTAGCTGAACTCCAGTAATATAGAAGCTAGCACCGTTTGTACCGACTACGGATACTGCGCCTGTGGCAGAAGTATAGTTTGCAGAAGCCCATGCACCAGCAGTTCCGCTAAATGTAGAACCAGCACCTAAATTAATCCAAAGCCTTGCACCAATGCCGTTAGTAGCACCTACCCAAGTTCCGCTTGTATCGCCAGCAATAGTAATTGACTTTTGTTCCCAAGTGTTTGCAACAGATATTGTGTAGGTAAATGGGTATGTTCTGTCTCCTGCTGAATTACCTAAAACACCGCCAAAAGTTCCTGTGAGGCTAGAACGAACCCAAAACGATAATGTTACAGTTTTAGCGTTAGCAGTTCCAAACCCTAAATCTGCCCAATTAAAACCTTCAATAAATTGATTAATGTTGAAATAATCAGTAGAAAGTACTGAATATGCAGATAAAGAAGTTACACCTAAATAATTAGTAAACCCTGCTGGCGGGGTTACTGAACCAGCATTTTGTTGAACACTAAATTTTGATGCTTGAATTAAACCAGCTACCCATCTATCTAAAGTGTAAGTAAAGTTTGCAGTAGGTGTAACACTAGCACCAGCGTTTCTTTGGTCAATAACCATTGCACCGTTTATGATGCGATTACGACCCACAGCAACAGATTGCAAGTTACTGTCTAATTGATTACGAGTAATACTATTAGCAGGAACAGTAAAGCTCTGCATCGTAGTTGAAAGATAACGTACATAAATGTTGCTAGTGCCTGAACTAGGTGCAGAAGTAAACGTAATAGTTGTACCACTGAGGGTATAAGCAGAGTTAGGTTGTTGCACTACATTGTTGACTACTGCCTCAATGTCGTTAACTGAATTGACAGTACGAGTTAAAGTAAAAGCAGTCTGTGATCCTGTACCATTAAAGTAATCAGTACCAGAGATAAAGCTCTGACTTGTTGGTGTGTTTCCTAGGTATGGCATTTAAACCTCTTAGGTAATGTTCAGAACAGAAGTAACAACGTCTACAGAACTAGCAGTAGAGCTAAGTACTTTAAGTGCATCACTAGCAATGAGAACAACTTTCTGATCTCCACCAACAATGACTAGTGAGCCACCCACAGGTACTGTTGCACCCTCAACTAAATAGTAGTTAACTGCAGAGCGAGTAATGTAAGCATCTACAGTAACAGGGCTAGTAGTAGTATTAGCACATGACATGCCAATCACAGTAGTCTGTGTAGATGCACCCACAGTTACAACTGTAGCAGCAGAAGTGCCAACATCTTTATTCATGTATGATGTAAATGTATTTGCCATTTGTGTTCCTTGTTATAAATTAGTACTTAGCCCAATGCGATAGCTAATGCCACTGCAGTGCCAGCTGGATCAAAGTCAGTTGTATCTGCTACAGCAGCAGAGCCTAAACCTAAACTGGTTCTTGCTGTTGCTCCAGACTCAGCTACAAAGTTAGTTCCATTGCCTACAATAAAGTTATTGTCGGATGGTGTTAGTCCTGCAATGTCAGCTAACTGTGCATCATAAGCCTGTATGTCAGTACCGACAGTAAGACCTAAAGAAGTCTTCAAGGTAGCACCAGACTCCACTACGAAGTTAGTACCATTGCCGATGATAACACCATTATCTGTAGGTGTCAATCCGGCAACATCAGCTAACTGGGCATCATAGGCTTGTACATCGGTACCAATAGCTAAACCTAGGAAGGAACGAGCAGAGGATCCACCTGCACCTAGAGTAGTTAAGTCAGCATCATAAGCCTGTACATCGGTACCGATTGCTAGACCTAAACTTGTTCTAGCTGTAGCTCCTGTTTCAACTACAAAGTTACTGCCGTTACCAATAACGATACCATTGTCAGTAGGAGTTAAACCAGCGATGTCAGCTAACTGTGCGTCATAGGCTTGTACGTCTGTGCCGATAGCTAAGCCTAAAGAAGTCCTAGCTGTAGCACCTGACTCAGTTACAAAGGTAGTTCCGTTACCTACAATGATTGCATTGTCTGTTGGGGTAAGACCAGATAGGGCAGCAAGTTCAGCATCATAAGCCTGTACGTTGGTGCCAATCACTAAACCTAAAGTTGTACGTGCTGTAGCTGCATCTGCATCATCTATTAAGCTACGACCAAAGGAAGTGAGGTCTGCTACAGAAGCAGTACCTGAGCCAGTAAAGTAGGGGAGTTTATCTGCTGCAGAAGTTACACCTGCTAAAGCTGCAAGCTCAGCATCATAGGCTTGTACGTTAGTTCCAATTACTAGACCGAGGGTACTTCTTGCTGTAGCTGCATCTGCATCATCTACCAGTGTCCTACCAAATGCAGTGAAGTCTGCTACTGCTGCTGTGCCTGAGCCAGTGAAGTAGGGCACCTTATTAGCTGCTGATGTGAGTCCTGCAATGGCAGTTAAGTCAGCATCAAGGGGTTGCTTATTATCTAGCTGAGTTTGAATAGCAGAGGTAACACCATCAACAAAGTTTAACTCTGTGGCTGTTGGAGTTACCAGAGTACCATTTAAATCTAAGGCATCAATGTATGCAGTGCCATCAATGTAGGCATCTTTATACTGGAATGTAGCAGAACCTAAGTCTACTGTATTAGTAGTCTTAGGAATAACCCCACCACTTGTTACTACGATATCTTGTGTAGGACCAACCTTAGTAATTGGTGCACCTTCAGAATTACTGCCATCATGTGTATGCCCTGAAGCTTCATCAAATGCAGCAGCAAGAGCATCAAACTCTAAATCTAAATCCGATGCATTGATAATATTACCGTCAGCAATATTGTTAACGGTATCAGCACGATTATAACCTGTAGACATATCTTTACCTTATCGTCTGTCGAATGTTGCGTATTCTAAAGTTGCAGCATCAAGTGAAAATGCAGGATCAGTACTCTCTGAAACAAACTGAAGTGACACAGTAAAACCAGATCCTACAACCTGTGTTTGAAATAGTTTCTTTAACTTAGTTCCGTATCTAGCGGATCCGTATGTAGCTGTTGGTGATCCATAAAAACCTACAGCACCCGTGTCATTTGATAATGTTATGGTATCTGGTTGTATCACACCTTCATCATCAAAGTCAAGCTTTAAGTTAGCAGATGTGGTAACACTACCTGTTGGATCTGTGTATAAGAACATTTTATAAAAGGTCTTACGTAGTCTAGGATCCGTCATAGGTACAAATGGAGTAGAGAAGGTAGCTATAATATTAGCCCCATCAAAGCTACTTCCCGATTCCATCTTATATACATAGCCATCTGTCTGAGCAAAGACTATAGTCTCAAGGCGAGAGAAGTAATCACTGTCTGCTACAAAGGCTTTAATACCTCGCATCTCAGCCCAAGAGATTTCACCTGTCTCATTCCCTACAGTCTGTGTACCTAAAATACCTATGGCATTCTGGGTAGTAACAGCAGCACTAAATCCAAACAAACGATACTGTGACTTCTCTCTAATAACAACACTACAGAAGGAAGAAGATGAAGCAATGAAGCTAGTCATCTCACTCTGGATAGACTTTGATACTACTGCTAAACTAAAGTCACCGAACTTATCAGTACCAGTCAATAGTCTTAGACCGTCAGGACCCAAGAACATAATGTCTGAACCAATCTCTTGGATGGTGTCAGTATCAATACATCCAATGTTTAATGTGATAGGTTGTAACTGAAAGTCAGCAATCGTATTACCTACTAACCTTGATATCTTTTGCTGACTAAAAATAATCAACTGCTCACGGAATACAATCAAACCAGTAATTGCACTACCAATATTAATACTACCAGCACCATTGGCTGCACTAAAGTCATCATCACTAAAAGGTGCAGTGAAAGTTAGTATGTCACCTTTAGCAAAGAACATTTGATTCTTAAACCAGCAAATGTGTTCTGCAGCTAGTACTTCACTTGGTGCTTCATTCAATGCTCTGAAAGTAGTATTGTCGTAGAGGAATGGGGCATTGACACTATCAACACCAGCAACCTTCTCCGTAGTACCAATACGATACTTCTCAAATCTGTTCTTTGAACTGCCTGTTCTATTAGCAGTTAAGAAAGTAACAACAGCATTGTCTGCTGGACTAGATGCTAGATTTGGACTGATACTTAAAGTAGCACCACCTGCTGTGACAGTTGCATCTGCTAGTACTGTGTATACTAGATTTACTCCAGCTATTGTAAATGTATCACCCTCTTGTGGGGCAGAGGTAAGACCATCAACAATTAAACTAGCACCTGTTTGTGATCCACCGTTAACGAGTACAGTACCATAGCTAGGTATATTAATCTGAGTCCAACCAAAGCTAGAACTTTTAAATACAGAATTATTACGTACTGCAAGAACATTACTACGCCATGCAGCTAATCCAATAATTGTTCCCGTGTTACTTGTTACAGTAATTACTGCAGCATTTGCTGGGCTGGATGCAAGACTAGTTGTAAGTGTTAATGTTGCACGTTTAAAAGTAGAGTTGTACGAAACACCACCTGATGCTATAGTATATGTTCCTGCTACACCTGCAATAGTAAATGTAGTTCCTTCTGCAGGTGAGGTATATAAATTTGCTACTATTAAAGTTGTTCCTGTTTGACCACTACCATGAACTCGGATACTGGCATACGAAGGAACAACAGCAGTATCATACTTTTCAAACCCTTCAATCCTACGATAACCACCCTCAACAGACGGTTCAAAGTTACGTAGTACCCTAGCACTACCCGGCAAAGATATACCATGCTGTAGTGGGGACAAGTTTGTTACTAGACCACCCCTAAACTCAAACGGGTATGTCTGCCATTTATCTGCCATTAGGAAACCCTAGAGCCAGCAATAGTACGTTTGTTATTTGCTAGTGCAGTTCCTCTTACGTAGTCATACCGATTGATCAGTATGATACGCATATGCTTAATGCCCTCGTCAAACTTAGCTTTAGCGATAGCTGCTGCTTGTTCGTTACTACGGAACATATAAGCATAGTACATAGCACCTTCGTCAATGATGTGACGGTACATCTCAGGAATGATAGGTGTATCTGTAGCATTCTCTAGAGGAGTAGTACTAGCGTAGTATTCGTACACTAAAGTAAAAGCTTCTTTAGGTGAAGGCACAACCCCGTATTCACGATCAGGAGTTTGGAATACATATTGGGGGATGCTACGAACACTAGTGTCAGATGTGTACTCTTGATCAGCAAACTTCTCTAAGTACTCTTCATAAGCAATAATACGAAGTTTAACTGTATCGTTATTAAATGTAGAACTCTTCTTAATGCGGAAAGTATCGAAGTCAATAGTTTTCGCATTAGCAGGATAAGCATAGCGAGTAGTACCCGCAACGAGTGGAGTTTCTTGTGTAACATGATTCCAGTGCCATTGAAACTGCAACTGGTTGATATCTTGTATTGCTGAATTTACTGCATCTTTAGCATGTGAATAGAATCCTTTAGCACTAGCAAAGTTAGCACTTGTCAACTCTACTTCATTAAGACGTTTGTTAACGTCATTAACTAAACCTAAGAAGTTATAAGCCACGCTATTGCCTTTATTCTAAAGAAAGAAAGATGGGGGCTTTTGACCCCCACCCCACTACATTAGCCAGATTAGGCTAATTGATCACGATCAACTTCATCAGCCAAGATACGACCATCTACATTCATGAGCACAGCCCAAACACGGGCTACACCAGAAGTAGGAGCGGTTGTAGCTGTAGCAATCGTAATGTCGATTGTGTCAGCAGTTGCACCAACTACGAGAGGCTGAAATGCAGCGGCATTTTGTGCATAAGCACCAGCAGCAGCAGCATCAGCATCGAAGCCGTCAACAAAGTTATCAGCATCAACGCCAGTGCCTAAGTCAAATGTGGTATCGCTTGACTCACCACCTAAAACTGTGGTGATTTCAATACCAGCATTTAAAATGACTGTGTTAACGGGTACAGAGATAGCTTCAATAACATCGCTTGCAGCAAGGGCAGAACCCTTTGCAGTAGCAGCTGCAGCGAAGTCAACGAGTTTATCTACTAAGTAAGGTACAGAACCAGCGGTACGACCTGCTGATGCTCCACCTGCGAGAGTGGTAATAGTTGCCATTTATGTTTCTCCTTTAATTAAGCTGCGTTGTACTTGGCGGTAACAATAGCCTCTGGACGGAGGATCTTGCGACCATAGAGATGCATACCACGAACAATGTCAGCGAAGCTGTCAGGATCACGATAGCTCTCTGTCTTGGTGATTTGCTGAGCGGAAGCAACAGCTGCGTCATGACCAGCAACGATAACACCAAAGTTAGATGACTGTGCAGATGCGCCGGTTGTGCCGGGACCTGTACCAATCTTTGGTAGGTTGTTGGAAACATAAACACGGAAGCCATGGAGATTATTTAAAATCAAACCATTTTGCAATCCAGAGCCACCAAAGTCACCGTTCAATAAACGGCTGTCTTCGTCTTTCAACATCTCAACAAACACTGGGTCAACAACTAACCAACGACCATTTGTGTCTACGAACTGTTGATCAAGTAAACGACCCATACGAGCGAGTACTGTTAGTGGTGATACAAGAGTTGCTGATACTGCAGTCTGACCGGGGAAACGTGGGGACAAAGGAATCGAGTCGCCTGTAGAACCAGCAGATGTCAAGTTACCAAAGTTAGGACGGCTTAACTGCATAGCAGATAACAACTCGTTAGAACCAGCAGAGCTTACAGCCTTGGTGCCGGGGAAAGTTGTACGTGCTGTGTCAGGTGAACTGTGCTTAGCTGATTGGCTAAAACCAGACAAGTAACCTAATACGTCTTGGTCATACTGGTCACGCAAACGATAAGCTGCACGATCAGAAGCCATGCTCATGAAGTTAACGTGGCTATGTGCTGCTTCGATATCGTCAATCTTGAATGCGAAGTAGTTAGCTTGGTCAACAACAAGAGTGAAGTCTTCGTCATCGAGGTCTTGTGCTGTGATCTGTGTGCCACGAGCATAAGCCTGAACTGAAACTTCTGGCTCTTTGATGATCTTAACAGAGTCACCCATGTTAGCGATTTCACCGAAGTAATCGCTGTTAGTGATAGCTTCAACAGTAGAAGCTTTACGGAATGCAAGTTGTACTTGCTTGGAATAGATTACTGGGCTAAAATTACCATTAGGTAAATTGCCGTAACCTGATGCTGATGGAAATGCCATTTTAGATTTCTCCTAAATTGAATGAATGTATTGCTACAAAATACGCTTACATATATTCATGGAGCCTCGTCTATTAGGTGCATATAACTTAGAGTTCTAGATCCGCTAAGGTATATGGGCTAACGCTGTAGGGTAGTCCGTTGAAATACAATGCTGCGTTATACAGATACTACTAAGGTTTTTGCCTGACTTAGATGGTTGGCTTAGCTAAAGCGGCATCATTAGGCGATTTAAGAAGGGTAAGTAAGCCGAAGCTTACCTATCCCTTTGTACTACAGTTATAAACTTATTTCTAAGTTTGTCAAGCTTTATCGTGCTGAACCCGACTTATCATAGATAAACTTACCAGATTGAATAGCAGCTACAATAGCCTCTTGGTTTCTTTCGTATTCTGATGTAGACATACGCTCTACTTCTGACTCACGGAAAGTACCCTGTTCAGATGAAGCATCAAAGCCCGTTTTACGAGAAGAGCCTACAGCTGAAGCTGCTGCCTTATCATCCGACTTACGGGTACGCTTAGAGGCAGTAATACCCTTATCTGCCTTATACAAATCAATAGCACGAGCAGCAGATACTGCATCATTCTCATTCTCGTACAGAGCACTTTGGACCCACTTAGGCTGTACTTCTACCCAGTCATGGAACTCGTCTTGCTCACGGATCTGATCAAAGTCGGGATGTAAGCGGAGTAAGTCTGCCTCAGCTTTCTCCTTAGCAGTCTGTGCTTCACGCCGATCTAAGGCTTTGAATCGCTCCTCTAGTACAGCACTTTGTTCCTTTGCTTTCTTCAGGGCTATAGTTTCTACAATCTTAGCTACCTCGGGGAACTCCCGTGACCACTGCTCTAGCTCTTCTTCAGACTTGGGCAGCTTAATCTGCTGACTAGCTGTCTGTTCTAGGGAAGCCTTTAAATCTTCAATTTGTTTCTGCATCTCAACTTGTTGCTTTTGAGTATGCCTACGTAGATCACCGTAACGCTTCTTAAAGCTTTTCTCTTCTGCACTTAACCCCTCGTCACTTCCAGTGTCCTCATCTTCAGGATTTTTAGGAGGTGCTGAGTTAGCTTCAGCCAGCGTCTTAAGTTCTTCTTCTTCTTGTTTAATTCGGGCTTCATTGGCATTACGTGTTGCAAAGCCAGCCATGACTTTCTTAGGTGTTTCTACTTGTGTGAGTTCCATCTTTTCCTCTTTTGTTGGGGCTAACAGTTGCCAGTGTTTAACTGGGGTATTAGGTAGCCATGAATAAGGGGTAGTTATTTTGTCCTAACTGCCAGCCCCTTTCTGGTAGTTACTTTCTTTTCTACGTCTGGCTTACGTTTTGCCAGTAGTGGTTTCTTACTGTATTTTACCATGTTTGTACTTATTAGTCCACCCTCAGCTGCACCAATAGTCTCTACTGGTTCGTAGCCTGAGGGGATAGGCTGTTGAGGTTTGTCATCTTTGAAAGAGATTAAAGTACTCTGTCCTTCTGCGTTAGCGTACTTACGTAGTTCAAACTTATCGGGTTGAACCTGAGTTAGATTTAAACTGGTATCGGCTGCATCGTCAAACATCTCAGTGCCCAGAGTCTTTCCTCGTCTACGGAAAGTGAGGAACGCCATTGGATCTTCAGGAGTACTACTGCCATAAATATCATTTAGAATAGTGCCACTAATAACGTCTTTGGCTAACTTCTTGCCGGACTTTTCTAATGCATTATCCGTAATCGGAGGTGGAGTATAAATTTCTCCCGGCTGATATGAACCTGCAATGTTTTGAGCTACTGCCTTTTCTCCAATGCCTTGATTCGTCAGAGTAGAAATGTCTTTGGCTACGAAAGGATCCATACCCTCTTGAGTTAATACCTTTGCCATGTATTCATCACTAACTCCACCGGGCTGTGCACGTAAGCTTTCTGCCTGTGCAGCAGCAAAGTCTGCGTCTGCCTGAACAGGGGGAGGTGCAGATTGTCCATAACCCATTTCACTGCGAAAGGCATCGTAGCCCTCATTTACACCATACCCAACACCACCCGCAACACTACCAACCACAGTGCCTCGTAAGACGGCTTCACCAATATCTTCTCCTCGAGCAATAGCTGTAGCACCAGAAGTCCCAGCACCTACTACTGCGCCAGTAGCTACTGCCGATGCAGCTGCACTTCCAGTAGCACCAAGAACACCTTCCGATACCCCCGGAGCAGCAGCACTAGCTGCATAAGACACCGCAAACGACAAAGCTATATCTTCTAATTTACCACCTTTAATGGCAGTATTGGCTGCAGTAATATAAGGTATGTATGTTAAGGATGCACCGCCCGTTACTGGAGCTAGTGCAATAGCACCTATAGTGGCTACTGTGCCTATGTCTACTTGTTGCAATACCTCTTTATCAAAACTTGCAAAAGCATCACCTACTGACTCTGCTGTATCCTCTACAAAATCGCCTATTGAAGATACTGTATTTTCTGCGAACTTCGCAACATCAGATACAATTGGAATATTACTGCCGCTCATTTGCCTATCTCCATAGTCAATTTGAACATGCCGTTATCTTCTTGCACAGACATGGGATACTGCAATTTCTTTAGCATACTTAACAGGTTAGGATTTTTAGTAGTAGTCTGAATACGTGTAGTGCCTACATTTTGTAATGTCTGTATCCCTGCTTTAATAGAGTCTTGTAACTTCTTTGGATCATCCTTAGTAAACAGATGCACTTCCATTGTTGACTCGTCTACTGGCATACCAACAAAGATAGTGTCGGAGAATCTAACGATTGCAGCTTCCTTCTTAGCAGCACGGGCAGATAATGAACGTAAGAATACTTCTGGCTTTCCTTTGTATCCTTCCATAGCTAAACTATCAACAACAATTTTAGAAGGAGTCAGACCCTCAGTAGGAGGATGTAACAGTGTCTGATCTAGGTTTATCTTCCTGTTCTGCAGACTCTTTGCCGTGTCTTGAATCGTAGCCATCTGCTCTGGTGTTAGAGTAGGCGGTCCTTCAGTGGCAGGTGCTGCAGTAGGAATAGCTTCAGGTGTCTGCTGCATAGCAGCTGTAGGAGCTTGTTCTACAGGAGCTTGCTCCATAGGCATTACATCCCCGCCTACTGCCATCTTCCTTTCTTCACCTTCACCTTCCATCTCACCCATGATCTCATCGATCTGGGATTCAAATGCACCATCATCTTCTTCCGTAGCTTCGTCAGCATTAGACATCTGCCCCATGGCTTCCATCTTGCCAAGACCTTCCTTAGCTGCTTGACGCATCATCATTAAACGCTCAAGACCAATGAAGCGTACTACGTCAGCTGGGAATACAAACTCGCCTTCACTTAACTGTGCAGGGATATCATCTCTTACTTCTTCTTGCATTGCACCTGTAGGTACATCATTCCCGCTGACGGGATCAACTGTACCACCCTCCTGCATCATGCCGCCTTCTTTTAGCATTCGTTGTGTTTGTGATATCACTTGTCCACCTTTAGCCATTCCTGCTTGTTCTTTAGTTACCCCAGCCTCGTCAGGATTCTTACCCGTCTTACGCATGTACTCTTCTTTCCATGCAGTTGGGTGATCTTTTGATTTCAGCATTTCCCCTGTCTTTGGATCAGAAGAACCCCAGTGATACTTGTTGTTATCGTAGGGATCTCGCTCTGGTCTTACTCCTGCTTTCCATGCTTTTCGATAGTCATACTCAGTAGTATTTAAATCAGGTGCTTCTCCATACTCTTTAACATATTCTTTGTACCAGCCAGTCTTCTTAATTTCTTTTTGAAACTCAGCTTCTTCTTTGCTAATCACATCACCACCTGCCTGAAAAGTAGGCATCTTAATTACTGGGGTAGTAGACTGCTGATGTCCAATAGGTTCAGAGCTATCCAGTGTTACTTGCTGTGGTTCTATCTTATTCAACATTGACTTGATCCCTTAAGTACTTTAATTTTCTAAGAGCATGAATGGCACCCTGAGCTTGATACATCTCAATGGGATCTACCGACTGCTCTAGCTTTGTACGTTGCATTTCAATCTCATAATCAATAGCTTCGATAAAACCTTGCCACTGATTGTTATTAGATACAAAACCTTTTAACTTAGATAAAAAGGCTTTAGCTGGTTGAGTGTCTGTTTGTGCCATGGGTTATTATTGCATTCCGGGTGGAGGGGCAGCTGGAGGTGTACCCTGTGGTGTTATGTTACCACTAAAGCCTTGCTCTCCGGGTACTGGTGCTGCACCCACTCCGATATTGCCCCCGCCACCACCTGTCATATCCTGAACACCGGGTACTCCGGGTACTCCACCTGCTGGTGCTGGAGGTGCAGGAGGTTGATTCTGTTGCAATAGAACCATCTGACGTGTAGCCTCATCTATGTTGTTGGTTACTTTGTCTGGATCTAAATCCATTGACTTGGCAATCTCACGAATGATGTAAGGGAACTTGGCATAAGGGGCAAGAGCAGGATTACTTGCTACTTGCAAGAACTGCATTAGTCGTTGACTACGCACTTCATTTGCCATGAGGCTTTCTGTACCACGAGCTTTAACTTCTAAGTCACCCTTGATTTCTGCATCAAAGTCAAACTGCATATTGAAACTAAAGAATGCCTCACCTAATGGGCGTAACAAGTAGTCATCTAAGTTCTTGATAACAGTCTTAACACTACCCGAAGCAGCATTCATCAACATGCTAATACCACTAGCAGTACGACCTACTCCTGATACACCCGTCTGTCCATGTGAGAACGAAGGTAAGCCTGTAGACTCATCTGCTAAGATACGAGCTTTATCAAATAGTTGCAGGTTCTCATTGGATACGTTAGGGAACTTGGTACCAAAGATAGCTTGACCGGGAGCACCACCCTGTCTACGGAATACTTTACCGGGATAGACTGACAGATCTTGACCGGGAGTCAAGTTAGTCTCATCGACCTCGAATACAAGGTTGCCAGATAGGACAGCATTATCTACCGCCATACGCATAAACCCGTTCATTAAAGTTTGTGTATCGTCCATGTTTTCTGCGATACCGATGCCAAATAGCGAGTATGGGTTTAATTCGTAGGGGACAGCGTAATACGGAATCCTAGCTGGCTTGAAAGGATTTAATACCATGCGAAGAATACGACCATTACAGTACCAGATGTTGGCTTGTAATTCATCGGCATTCTCTAACTCTTTAGGAATCGTAACTTCATTCTCTTCTAACAGTTCACGCTCAACTGCACCCCAGAACTCGAGGACTTCAAAGCGATCAATGCCTTGGTCAGTACGATAATCCATCAAGTCATCTTCCCAATACTTCTTGGTATACGACTCACCTTGTGCAACTACATCATCAATAACTTTCTTGCGGAAGAAGGGACGCTTCTTAAGAGCACGTATCTGAGTACGGCTCATCTTGTGACGCTCAATAATGTACTGTGCTTCATCCATGTTAATTGCATCTGGATCAGCATAGAAGTTCCATACGCTAACATGGGAGGTGGAAGGTACAGTCTTAATCAGTGGACTGTACTCACCTTCATTTGACCAGTTAGGATACTCTTTATCAATAGCAAAAGGACCCTTCATAATGCCTGTACCAAAGAGTGCCATCTCAAAAGCTGTGGATCTTAACTGCTTACTTGCATTGGATTCATCTAGCTGATCATGAATCTTCTTCTCCATCTTCTTAGCAGCTACCATCGCTGGGCTAAAGGTGGCAGATCCGGGTGTTACACCGGGACCTTCGTTTAGATTCTGAATACCAGAGAGTTCATCGGCTAGAGGACCTAGACGTTCTTGGAGTGTAGCAAAGGTAGCACCGGGAGGTAAGTCATTACCGTCACCCTTGTAACCATAGGGAGAAAAATCAGGAATAGCATCTCGTAACTTAGCTTCATTCGGATCAAAGCTAACCTCTGCTGCTACACCATCGGGTAATACGGTTGGGTCTACGCTGATGGGGAAACTGTTGTTTGAAAACAATACATCAACGATTTGACCGTAGGCGGCTAGAGTCTTAGTCTTAGTAACTTTGATAAAGACACGGCTCTTCTCAGTTTCAGTGAACTGAACGTCAGGACCATAGATACCTCGATAGTTACGATAGGCACGTAGCCATCTCTCTTCGTCTATCCTGCGGGTTGTCTCTGCCTTGGTGTATTTTTCCATAAGCAACTGGACAATAGGACCAGTTACTTTATCTTCTGCATTGATGTTATCGACATCTCCTAAATTAATGGAGTCTGTTTCAATAAAATTTTTATCTATCATTCGTTACCTTTAGTATCCGAAAACATTGTCTGCAATTGCAGGACCACTACGTTGGCTCAAGGGATTATAATCGAATAGACTACTTCTAGGTCTACTCATTACTCCGTATCGCAGAGAATCGTATAAGTGATCCTCTGACTTAGTATCTATATCCTCTGGGTTATTTTTATCCAAAGGTAAGATGGGCAATTGTGCAATCAGGTTTGTGCAGTTACTAGTTATAACAAGTCTTGGCTCTTCTGTAAAGGGGTCAACCTGTAATCTTCGATGTATTTCATTCTTTCCTGCAATACGGCTACCTGCACTTCTATCTGCTGGTCTCCATCTGCAGCCAGCTTGAATCATCTGCTCTGCTAATGAGGGACCCGTGTCTCCACGCTTGTGCCAACAGGAACTATCCAGTACACCATAGCGAATAGTACCGTCATTCTTCTCTGCTTCTAGTACCATACCCGCTAAATCCTTGGCTAATACCTTACTTACGTACAGTTCACGGTACACAATTAGCTGTTCACTGGGGCTAACTGCAAACCAAACAACAGCTGAATACGACCCATAACCGTAGTCACAAGCCCTGAATCTAGCCCAATCTCGGGGTATTTCAATAGGGTCAATGACGTGAATCTGCCTGTTAAACTCTGAAAATGCAGCACCTTCTGCTACATCCCAGTTACCTTCTAGCAATTGCTTGCGTTGATGCTCTGGTAATGACAGCAACATGGTCTCATAGTCACCCTGTTGTGCTAAATATGGGTTATCTATCAGCATAGCTGGGATAAACCTACGCTTAAACAGGGGTTGTCCTGCCTTACTGTGCCCTGCAGGGTACTCTAATCGCTTACCTGTCTCCACATCGGTAGCCCAATAGGACTTTCCCGGGGGTGAGGGGTCAATAAACATCTTTTTAACCCATGCATGACCCGGTCCACCGGGGTTAGTCGTAGCTCTCATGAAGATTGGTAGGTCTGGTGCTGTACTACGCAGACGAGAACGCATGTAATTCCATGCAAATGGGGTAGACCACTGCGTTAACTCGTCAAACCCTACCCAACTAAACGCTAAACCCTGATATCTGAGTACATCTTCGTCTCTATCGAGGTAAGAGAACCACAATCTAGCACCACTAGGGGCTACCCACTGCATCTTTCGCTCTGACCACTTGATACCCGGGTATATCTTCGGGTACATTTCCTGTGATTTCCAGATTAATTCTCGAAGTTCCTCAGTAGTATGACGCAACAGAAGACCGCTAAAGGAAGGATGACCCATATATCTGAGAGGGTCAGCAAGCATGGCATAAGATTTACCTCCTCCGGCTGCTCCCCCATACAATACTTCCCGCTCTGGTGCTGCTAAGAAGTAGGTCTGGGGTCCATCATTAGGTTTGAAGATAATGTTCTGCCCCTCAATACTAGGAACATGCATCTCTTCACCATCAATCTGTGATTCCGTGTTCGAGGTCAACATCTGCGATGATGTCTTTGGCTCGTTTGATTCCTTTGTTACCAATTCTTTTTTCGTACTTCTCCGCTTCTTCAATGGCTTTTTTGTATTTGGTAGCCCAGCTTCGGAGAGTAGAAGCTTTTGTCTTGTTTCGCTGCTCATGTTTTATTCTTTTCAGTAACCCTGCATGCGATATCGATCTGCCTGTAATTTTAGTAAGCCAAGCTGCTACATACCGAGACGGGTACTGCTTAAGATACTTCTTAGCTTTCTCTAAAGCCTCAAGTTCATGAGGTATAGGATCTAAGACGTGATCATCAGTCTCACAAATCTTATACCCAAATGGAACCTGTATCCTTGCAATACGGGGTATCGGTACGTATTCCCCAGTCTCTGGTGCATCTAGCGGTTGGGGTAGAATCCACTTGCCAGCCGTAGCACGTACCATACTTACTCGTCTTCTTCGTTATCTCGTTCTTTAGGTGGAAGAATCATTAGACCATTCGTAGCTTCAACCTGTAACTTCTCAGTCTTGACTAAACCAACACGGTCTAAGAGATCCTTAGCTGCATTGATTTTATCACGTAATCCTAGTTCTGTGGGATCAACCATACCAGATACAATCGACATGGCTGCACGAGGAGCATTACGTGCCATGTACAACTGGGTACGCTCCATGATCTCTTCCTTGATACCTTTAACTAAATCAGTAGTAGAGTACTCACGGGAATATCCAGCTAGTTCTTTAGCACGAATAGGATCTCCACCTGCTTCTTCAAACAGGACTTCTAGAAACTTAGCTTGCTTTTCAGTTAACTCTTTTGCCATTATGTTTTCCTAAATGGTTTTACTTTCTTGGCTATTGCTTTTGGCTGGGCTACAAACTGTTTTCCAGCTTTAGTGCCCTCACGTTTAGCCTTAGATGTAGCTGCATATTCTGCAGAGCTTAACGACTTAATTGCTTTCTCAGGTAAGTAACGCTCTCCAGTCTCAGAAGACTTCTTACCAGATTTAGTAGTCCACTTCTGTTTACCCCAAGCCTTTAAGGACTCTTGTGGTTTCTTTAGTGCACTCACTTATATCCTCCACCTGCAGCTTTATACTTCTTAGCTACTAGCTGTGCTTTTCTAGCAGACCATTCTCCAGCCCCAGTTCCCTGTGTCGCTGCAGACTTTACCTGCGATACAATCTTCTTACGTAACTCCGGCTTTGTGTAGTTACCTGCAGCATTAACAGTTGATTTCTTTTTAGTTGCCATTAGTCTTCCTTAAACTGCAGTTGCAAATTCTTCTTGTACCTTAATAGATACCGTGATTGCACTGTTAGATCCTGCTAAACCTCTTATCTTATCCCCTGCCTGCAGCACAAGAGGCTCATCTGAAATTTGCAGAATGCTATTTGCATTTACTGAAACAGCTTTCATGATGGCATAGAATGTGCCACTAGCTGAATCATACCAGTCTAGTGAGATAGTGGTAGCTGTGGCAGCTTCGTTTGAAACAAGAATGCTAAAGATATACCCCGTGTACCTACTAGGTACTGTATATATATCAGCGTTACTAGTAGTTAAAAGTTTACCGAGGGTTCTATTCTTGGATATCATAAGTCTCAACTAGTGTTTGAGTTGATGTAACAACGCCTGTTGCCTCATCTAAAAAAGATTCACAAAGCCACAAGCCTTGTTCGTCACGGTAGTATACTTCGCCCGTTTTCATTTGCCAACCCCTTTAACCATGACATAGCCAAGGGTTGCGCCAGAACCAGCTGTCTTAACAAGCAGTCTAGAAAAACGAGCTTGAGCGTTGCTTACTTGAAGAATGCTTGTTGTACTTGCTGCAGTCGTAATGTCTGCGCCTAGTTGTACAAAGTTTGTATTGTCAACAGATACTTGCAAAGCAAAAACAGGCGCAGTAGTGGTAATAGCACCCATATTAACCATTACAACTAAGTCCGCACAACCCTCTGTAAAGAAAACTGCGCTGGTGCTGTTTAATGTGTTTGGCACAACTGTTCGGTCAAAGAATTGCCGTTGTACTGGGTTGGACGTATGCGACTGAATACGGTTAATTGAACTAGTAAAGCTTGGACTTGTTCCACCAATGGTACGTATGTATCTAACCCTGTTTCCAGTTAAAGGGATCAAAGGAGTGCGATACTGTCCTGCAGCTGTAATCCTAGGTAATTGATATACATCATAAAAGTTTGTGCCCGAGTCATCTGATTCTTGAACTGTAAAGTCTAGCGTTGGGTTTGTGCCAGATACCGCAGTAACAATAATATTAAATTCCTGAGATAAAGAACTTGCAGCGGGTGTAATCGTTGCAGATGTTGACGTACTTGTAAGTGCTCCAGAAGAAATATCGTTAACAATTAAGTTAGCCGCAAGAGATGCTGTAGATACGGTAGTTACAGTAGATACAGAAGTACTACCACCGTTAGGAATAACAGGAATTGCACTAAAGCTATCGCTCTTATTTAATACTTCAACTTTTTCACGCAGGTACTCAAACAAACGAATATACGAAATACGAGCATCTGTACGTTTAATTAAAGCACCCCCGCAAGCAGTTGATCCGAATGCAGCAGGAAGCACTGTTGTACTAATTGGTTCTAATATTGCTGTAGTTGTTACTACGCTGACTACTTTGTAAACACCGTCAACGCCTAAATCTGCGCCAGTAGAGTTATCTCGACATCCATAGACGTTTGCATAATCACCAACAACTACAGCAATGGTACCTGATGATGTTAGTGTTAATTGTGTGCTGGTTACTGTTGCTGTTTGTAAGGCTGCACCTGATCCAGCACCAGCAAAACCAGTTGGTAAATTTCCACCATTAGCTCTTGCAACTAATCCACCGTAGCTAGTTGTTGTTGCTGATGTTCCACCATATATAAGAGTAAAGGTAGTCGATGTTGGGGTTGATGCGACAGCTACAGCTGTTGTAATAGGTATAAAATCAGTACCGTTTCTAATGCCAGTGATGTAAACAAAATCACCAGTGGTTAAACCATGAGCCGTGGCAGTAGTTATTGTTGCGGTAGTTGATCCTGCTTTAGACGCAGAAACAATTTTAGCGGTTGGTACAGTTAATGCTTTGTCGTTAGTAAAACGGAAACGGATTTTATAGTTTTCTGTTATTTTTGGTATAACTTGCGTTACGTTTCTACGGGCTGTAGGTTGACCAGTAGAATCAATACCAATATCATAATATTGAACTCTGTCAACTTGTAATAAAGACCTATATTCATTAGTTGGTACAAACGCATAACTGTAGTTAGCTGCAACAGCTTGAACAGACGCAGTTGAACCAATTGTTACTGAATGGTTTCCTGCAAAGGTACCTGATGGATATACATCTCCAGAGTCTGATCGCACATACATAGATGCGTTAGTCGCTGTTGCGTTTTCAAATATCTGACTGTAGCCGTCTGGTGCGCCACCCATAGCGGAACGAAAATACACAAAACCTTGGCTAGTGTATGGTCCAACACTTAAAGAAGTAATTGTTCCCATTGGACCTGCTGTAGCTGTAAATACGGTAGAGCTTGTAATATTAGCCACAACTAAGCATGGGTAGTTTAATCGGCTATCACTTGTAATTCCAAGGATACCAATACGTGCACCTGCAACTAATCCGTGTGCAGTAGAGGTTGTTACGGTTAGAGTAGTGGTTGCTTGTTGAATACTTGAAATTGCAATATTTGATGGTAAAGCAATTGGTGTTTCCGAACTTACATACTCAATAGATAGCTCTTGTCCTAGCACTCTCTGAGACATACCTAAACCCACAATTGCTTCTAACGGAACGGGAAAGGTAGACTGTGTTTCTATATACGTTTCGGTGTTTGCTGTTAGTGGGTCTTTTGAAATAACCAAATACGATGCAGATACGGCATTACCGTCTAGCTGAACAATGTCTCCAGCAGCTTTTGATTCAGTCCACGTTGTTGCTGTGCTGTATGTCTCAAACGATTCACGAAACTGTGTAGTTACATTTTGTGGTTGAACTGACAAATCATCGTCTGGGAATCGAGAGATTGTCATCTGTTATTTCTTCTTTAGCTTACGTGCTTCAGATAAGGCAATAGCAATAGCCTGCTTAGGGTTATTGACTACAGGACCACCCTTACCAGAGTGTAATCCTTTGTCTTTGAACTCACCCATAACCTTACCCACTTTAGCTGTTTGCTTTTTAGTTAAACTTTTGCTCGCTGTCGCTACGCCACCTTCAGCTAACTTAGTAGTTTTTACGGGAGAGAACTTAGTAACACCAGCCTTAGCAGCTTTGGAACCTGACTTCTTAATCACACTTCCCCCTTTAGCCATGGCAGTTATAGCACCTGTACGCTTACGGCTTATCATACCTTCTACCTCTGCAATACGCTTAGCAATCCGAGGATCTTGTACAGATCTCCCGGACTGTGCATTACGTAAGGAAACTAATTCAGCCTTAAGTTGATTAATTTCAAGGTCTTCTGCCATTACTTCTTCTTACCCTTAGGTACGCCAATCATGATAGCCAGTATAGGTTTTTTAGAAGCAGAGCCACCTTTAGCCATCTTCTTAGCTAAACACTTACCTGCAGCCTTACACTTAGCTGGGGAGGGGCAAGCATCACAGGGTTTAAACTTCTTTGCATCTCCACCCTTAGCCATCTTAGTCTTCTCTTCGGTTGGTGTTTCTTTTTCTTTCTTACGCTTAGAAGCTGCATCCATACGCTCTTGAGCCATACGATTCTGTTCTGGGGTACCTAAGATGTTTTCTTTAAGGCGGGTAATGGGGTTAGTCGCTTTAGATGCCATGATTATTTCTTAGCCTTTTGAGCAGGTTTCATAGAAGCACCACAGTTAGCCATGCCACCCATATTCATTTTCTTAGTAGAGTATCCACCCTTAGCCATCTTCTTAACTGCACCACCTTTGCTGAATTCTAAAGACTTCTGTAATTCTTTCTTTTCTTTCTCAGTCAAAGGACCCTTCTTACCCGCTGGCTTCTCTTTACCCATAGCAGAAGCATAAGCCTCTTTATCGGCAGCAGCTTCTTCCTTCTTGGTCAGCTTCTTAGACTTCTCTACATCCTTCTCTTTCATGAACTCTTTTTGAGCAGCAATGGTGTCATCATCATAACCGGGGCTACCAGCAGCTTTCTTAGCAGCTTCATCCATCTTCTTGACTTCTGCTTTAGAGAAAAACTTTGACATACGTGAGGAGAGTGACATGATTTGATTCCTTTAGTTAAAATTATTTACCGTAAAACTTATTGAGTGGGTGACTACGTGATTTGGTTACCATACCACCGTCAGCAAAATATTCTTTATCTTCTGGGTAACCTTCACGAAGATCTTTGTAGGTTGTTTGTCTTTTCTCTGGCTCTCCTGCTTTTCTTTTTTGTTTATTACTTTCTCTGCGTTTTAACTCATCTTCGGCATATGATGCGTCATCTTTTTTTGAAGCAACTTTTTTTTCTAGCTCAGCTTTTGACATCTTTCCTAGCTCTACATCTTCTGCAGCAGTCATAAAATCCTCTCGATTGTGCCCCTTAGGATACTTTTTAGCGAGGTTTTTTACAAACTCAGCTGCTTTTTTTGTTATTGGCATGTTACTACTCCATAATTAAAATTGATATTACCACTTGACCTTGTCAGCCCAGTACGCAGCTGATAACTTACCCTTTGAAATATTCTTAGCGTGTCTTGCCTTGAATGACTTTTGTCTAGCCTTATCAGCTGTGGTGCTAGGATTCTTACCTGCTCCAGATACACCCTGCTGACCAAAGCGTATTAGCTTCTCTGTACTACCTTCTTTCGCTAACACAGCATGTGACTTAGTTGGATGACCGGGAGTCTTCTTTGGCTTATTGTAGCCACTGAACTCTTCTTTACCCTTCTTAATCATTTACCGTGACTTAGTTTTAATTGCTGGCTTCTTAGCTACTGTTTTTTTAGCTACAGTTTTCTTAGCTGCAGGCTTCTTAACCATGCCACCTTTTTTGTATTCTTCAAATGGCTCTTTTTCAGTGCCATATTTTTTTGTTTCTTTATTACTTTGCCGTCTCATTAATTCATTACGAGCAGCCATACCATCAACAGTATCTTCTGATCGTTTATCTTTAATTTGTACTAGCTCTTTGTTAGTTTTTTTAAACATGTCGTTTAGGGACTTTAGTACTTTTGCAGATAGTGCCATGTCAATTTTCTCTCTTTAGTTAAATGTGTATCGTTTTGGTACAAGTACTCTGGATTCATTCCAGCCTTCTGCTCTCATAGCAGCTTCTACATCCTTGAGTTTAAACTTCATCCCTAAGTGATGCTCCATAGCTGCCTTCACAAAGAATACATCACTGTGGGGTACATGTATAGAATCTAGTCTGTTATTCCTAACTGCAGAATAGAAATCTTCCAGTACGTAATCATCACGTAACTGGATCTTCTTTTTAATCCTTCTTGGTACAGCTGTAGTCCTCGAGCTATGCTCTGCGGGTACAGATAGTTTTACTTGTTTTTCAGACATTGTCAATCTTTATTATTGTTCTTGTTTGACTGCACCCTCGTCTTAACAGACTCGGTCTTAGTGGGCACAGAGAGTGTATCTCATTCTATACAAAACTTAGTACAAGTGTATATCTTAGGATACAGTTAAATGTAGTTCAAAGGTTACTCACTTAACTGTAACACTCTAAGTGTCTTTTAGTTTAACTATCTTTTACATTTAACTGTATTTACACTTAACTATGTTTTTATAGTTTAACTATATACAGTTAACTGTATCACTTTAAGTGAGTCTGTTAGACGTAGTTTTGCATTAATCTAAATACTTGTCAAGTACTATTTTTAATTGTGTAGTTTAAGTACCACATCTACAACTGCCCACTCGTTATCTGCTAACACACTAGAACCTCTTCTAAGCTGTTACAGTTATCTGGTGCACCCTAGGTATCACCTTATGTGAGATCACGTCTTGTAGGCACCTCTAATGCCCTGCAATCAGATTGTACCACATAACCTAAGTACATTAAGTGATATGTTTTATGTGGAGTGGTTTACGTGTAGCATTTAAAGTGATGTTCAAAGGTGAGACAGGAAATGTGTGAGGGGGCATGTGTGTATATGTGAGTGTACACTAACCCTTTTAAATACCTGATCTGTGGGTATAGCCATATACAACTAACGCTACCCACCCCCATGACCCACACGCACCCCCACAGCCGCCAGCACAATCACGTCATGACCTGCAGATGTGCAGATAATGCATAATGATGCAGATATATGTATCTCAAGAAGCTTTAAAAACAAGGACTTAGAAGCTTAGTCTAACTGATTGTTTATCAGTTCAAGGGTAAAAGGTGCTTAAAAAATAGGCAATTTGAGTGATGGTGAAACCATAACCCCTAGTCGGTGTATGGCTTTTTACCCTATCCCCTTTCACCGAAGGTGTTTCACTTATCCTGCTTTTCACCTTTGGTGTTTAGTTTGATGTGTCGATTGTTTGCCGATTGTTCGACATATCACCTTTGGTGTTTTCACAAATCGTTACTTCACCTTTGGTGTTTTTGTGTTGAATGTTGGTCACTAAATCCCCATTCAAGGGTCATGTAGGTTTTTAATGGGGAACATTCAAGCAAAGCTTGAAAAAATATATTAAAAATAAAAAGGGAAGATTGGCACGAATCTTTTACTAAAGTAACTTTTCCTCGGCAAACTTTTCTCGGCAGATCTACCCTTTAGCCTTTAGGCTAACTTTTTGAAGGTCTAAAAAATAGTTTTACTTATTTACGTGAATATATTTACCCTTTAACTGAAAGTGAAAGGGGATATAAATATATTCACTTTTAGTAAATAAGTTAAACTAAATAAAGGAAAAATCATCATGGCAAAATCAATCCGTCAAGCTCTTTTGGCTAACGAAGTTAGTAATTTGGCAATCTTTCAAGCCAAAGGCTTAATCCCTGAAATTTCAGTTGAGCCGATCACCACTTCAACTGTAAAAGTTGATAGCAAGTTGAAACCAAAAAAGCATTCAAATGCAGAATTAGCGAAAGACTCTAAGAGTCGGCATAAATTCAGCGAGATTATGAATCGACAATTCGGTGAAAAGGGTTTTACCCTTGGAGATGCTATTGAACATTCAGCTAGTGTTTACACTAGTATTTTGAAACAAAAACGCAATCAGCTTGAAAAGCTGTGTGAAATCGGCAAGGTTTTACAGGAACTTCGTTCCGTAATTGGCAAGTCTGACAAGGAATTTGGTCAAGCAGTAAAGTCTACGGCTCTTAAAAACATGAGCCGTCAAGACCGTAGTGATGCCATGTGGTTATCCGAAAACTGGATAACAATCAAAGGCAAAATGAAAGAGTTAGATATTAACTCTTGCAGTGCTAGTTATCTTCGTCAGTTACTTCGTAAAGAAGCAAAATCTGCTGATAGCGAAGCTACTGTTAGCGAAGCTACTGAGTCAGATCAAGACTCTACCGAAGGTAGTTCTACTGTCGAATCTTCGTCACTAGAATTGTCTGGTGATGATGCTGAAAGCATAGCAGTTGCAGTCATCCAATTAGCGAAGCTAAAAGGTGTGTCACTTTCTGAAATAGCTACGCTAATTCTCGCAGAATCAGCTATCTAAAACCTACGGTTTATCCTGCAGTACACATTAGCCCCTTATGGGGCTTTTGTGCTATGTAAGGTCATGATGTCATCACCTTGCTATGTAGTGTGCTATGCCCTGTGCTATGAAGTGTGACATGTATGTGATGTCACGCCATGATGTATGTATGTGTTTCATGTCAATGGCACAGGGTACGTGGCACAGTATTCAGGGTTTCTACTGTCGAATGTTCGTCACTAAATCGGAGGTTATCAATGCCAACTTATCAAGACTATGTAGCGTATGCAAAAGCCAAAGGCTTTATCCCTTTCACCAAATCCACCTTCAATGCTTTTATCAAAGCAAAGATCAATCCCATCACTTCAACCACACTTTAATCGGAGATTAACTATGTTAAATGAAATTCAAATAGCAGACCTCAGCGTAGCTGATAAGTCGCACGGTAGTCCATATGATCGGGGTAGGGCTGATAGCTACTACCACAGACCTGAATGCCCACACTATTATCCACAGGGTACATACAACGGGGATCGCATCACAGACCTTACACCCGAGGAAGTGAGAGCGTACCTCGCAGGATATGCACACAATGAAAGGTACGGGGATAAGAAAGATTGGAGCTAGTACATAGTACTAAGGGAAAGTCCCTATTTACAGGGAAAATTGTAGCTACGACAATGGAAGCCAAGCAGTCGAATTCTACTGTCGAATGTTCGTCACTAAAACTGGAGGTAACACCATGTCTGAAATCACCTTATTATCCACTGTCGCTAATGCCAAGATCGAGAAGACGAATGCCCTTGTAGGTGGCAATCATCTGTATGCTGAGATGAGCATGATGCCTAACAATGTCATCTGTGCAGGTAGTAAAGCTGCACAGTGTATGACCCCATGCCTTAAGAATGCTGGTCGGGGTGTCTTCTCGAATGTTCAGTTATCCCGTCAACGGAAGACAGATTTTTGGATGTCCAATCCTACTGAATTCAAGGCTCAATTAGTAGGTGAATTGGAAGCCCTAATCAGGAAGGCTCAGAGACAGGGTAAAACGGCTCGTGTAAGGCTCAATTGCTTCTCGGATATATCTTGGGAGCTTCAAGCTTGTAATCGCAATGGCAAGCCATTTAAGGGCATTCCACAGGCTTTCCCCGAGATCGAGTTCTACGACTACACAAAGCATGCATCACGTTTAGGTAAGACACCTAGCAATTACACATTGACATTCTCATACTCTGGTGTATCCACCTATGTGAATCAAGTCAAACTGGCACAGGGTTCTAGCGATACCAATATGGCAGTGGTATTCCATGGTAAGGAATTGCCTGTCACTTTCATGAATCGGAAGGTAATCGATGGTGACTTGCACGATGCCCGTATCGATGATCCTAAGGGTGTGATTGTGGGACTACGTGCCAAGGGTCCTGCTCGTAAGGATGTATCAGGTTTTGTAGTCCACATTTAATCGGAGGATATATGACAGTTCAGAGCTTAATCGGAGGATACCTATGATTATCGTTATTCGTACCCAATACATGGAGAACTATGGGGCACATGACTGGGATGGGGAAGGTGTGTGTCCACAATACTGGAAGTATAAGGGTGGCTCAGAGTACAAGGTTCGGAATATCCCTAGTGATATCGACACATACCCCAGCATTGTAGGTATGGTAAGCAAGGATGTAGCTAGGGATGATGACTACTGCAGGGAGTATGTACTGGAGTGGTTCGTAGAAGCAGATGACTATCTGTCATGGTTCGAGAAGTCCCAGCTTGAGCAGGATGGGTCTATCACCTACGGTGAACCCGAGATTGACTATCGCAGTTTAATTACGGAGGGTGTATGACAGACACACAAAGAAGTGCATTACGCTGTGCATATCTTGACCTTAAAGGGGCATTGGAAGCTGCTGAAATGGCTGACATTCATGCTCATGATTGGAAGGCACACAAGCAGAGCATTCAGGAAATTGAACAACACTTTGCCGATGTTATCGGTGACTTAACTTAGGAGGATGTATGGATATTACTAAAGCAATCGAGATCATCAAGGAGTATGGCAATGGCATCGGTACTACCGATATCCTGCTCACACTCAATGAGATGTTGGATGACGAAGACCTACCCAACAAGGATCGTGCCGCATTGAACCTGTTTATGCATGAGGGTAGGAAGATGTTTGAATCTGTAAAGATTCGATTAGAAGTATGAGAGTCACACCAGTAGCACCCGTCTACCCTGTGTCCAAGTTCAATAGGCACAGGGAACAAGCAGTATATACACCCAAACCCAAGGAGAAAATTGTGCAATATATTACACATAATGAAGATGATTCCATCCGTACCTGTGGCACTTGCCTACGAGGTCACATCAATACCAGCTACGCTAATCTAGTGGATGCATTTGGTCAGCCCATGAAGGATGGGTTCGATGACTACAAGTCAGATGCCGAGTGGATAGTACAGTTTGAGGATGGTCTTGTGGCTACAATTTATAACTATAAAAATGGTATCAATTACTGTGGCTCAGAGCATGGCACACCTACACATCTGATCCATGACTGGAACATAGGTGGATATGATACAGCCGTAGTTACCTACATCATTGATGCATTGAAGGAGACAGCATGAAAATCGTAGTGTACTTTGAGACACCAAAGGTGTTATATGCAGAGGTGGTAGCCCAGTTTGCAAGTGAGGAGATGTACCATGCTTGCCTACCTATACTCGAAGACATGGCACAGAGAGACGGGTTCATCGTTACAGAATCTGTGCGTGAAGAAGATGTAGTTACGGATAAATTTGACACGGAGGATGTATGAAAAAGTATGAGGTGCTTATAGCAAGAAATGAAACCACAATCTATACGATTGAGGTGATGGCTAAGTCAGAAGACGAAGCAGAGAAGAAGGCATATGTAAAGTTCGCCAAGAATGACATCGAAGATGAAGAAGTAGTGTATGGCGAGGAAGAAACTTACGAGATCAACGAGCTTGAATAGGAGGATGTATGAAAAAAACATATCGGGTTGTCGCTTCGTATGTTGTTGAATGCTACTGTGACATACAAGCAGAATCGAAGGATGAAGCGTGGGATCTTGCCTATCACATAGATGGGGGAGACTATCGCCAAAGAAAAAACTTTGACGGAGACTGGCAGATCGAAAGAATCGAGGAGGTAGAATGAGAGTATTCGTATACTGGAATTTACACAAGGACTGCTGGTCAGTGAAGGCACTCGAGGGTGAGAACAAGGGCAGGGTCATACGCCATGCCAACAACATCAACCTCACTCACTGCACATTCAAGGTGTCCAAGGCTGGCAGGGAGCGTGTGCTTAGGGAGAAGCGTAAGAATGTCCATGCTGGTGTAGTAGGTACACTCAGCTTTGTAGGTGAGATGGGTGACACAGGATTGTGGAAATGTGCCAGCACCTATCCTGCATTCGTACCTGTTACCTACAACCCATACAAGTACAGCACATTTGTTCGTAAGAACAATGACTACATGGAAATGCACACATCCCCCGATGTATTTTTAAATCAGGATCGGAGTGTGTTTGCAATGGTCTAAGGGTTTGTCCCTATTGACGGAGGTTTATTGTAGCTACGATACTAGCAAGGCTTTATGTTTCTACTGTCGAATGTTCGGCACTAACTTGGAGATACACAAATGAAGATCAGCAAAGTGGAAGTAGAAGTACCAGCAGGTCACTACATACTAGGTGATCCGTGCTATGTAGTACCCGATAGTGATTGGGATTCCTTACTGCAGTCATGCAATTACTTTGAGAATCCTATCGGCTATGTCAAGGATGGAATACAGGAGTTCCCCGTACTTGCATTCAGTACCCTTTGGGGTGATGGTTGCTATAAGGGTACGGACGGCAACACATACCCAGTAGATGCAGGATTGATAGGGCTAGTGCCTGTAGAAATATTGGGCAAGGATGTCCACAACTTGAGGGGTGACCTATCGAAGATAGTCACATTCGATAAGACGATTAAGTGCAGCAGGGACAGTGATGGCAAGCTACGCTTTGGTCACATCACAATCGACACAGATCCTGCACAGGATGAGGAGGAGGAAGAAGAATGAAAGGACTACGACTAACCATAGAGATAACAGCAGACGATGGTCTTGCATTAGGCGAAGCAATCCAAGCAGTGGTAGATAAGATAGGCACAGGAACTACTGACACTGCAAGTGCAACAGATGAGTGGTTCTACAGGTACACATTAGAAAATCATGGGAGGATCGATGAGTAACTTTGATATTGGATTCAGCCTAGTGCTTACTGGTGTAGCACTGGCTGTGTGTATAGGGGCGGTATACATGATGGTGTTTGTACTATGAGAGGATCGAATGATATGAGAGATGATCGGACACAACAGGAAAAAAACACACAGTATTTTTATGTGGCACTGGCTGGGCTAGGACTACTGGTAGTAATGGCACAGGTTTGTATGTATGTAGGTTACATGATAGGGGAGTGGTTGCTATGACGATTACAAGTACAGATGTACAGATGTTTGGATGCACACAGCAGGCAATGGATAACATGATGGAGGACAGCCTGTACAGATCCATGCTGGGTGATACGAATGGGGCATTGATGCTGGCTATGGGTATCCTCAGTGATGCACAGCATGTGATGGCATGCGGTAACACAGAGCAGGCTAGGCAGTTCATCAACAAGTCTAAGTATGTGATCAGTAAGGTAATGGATCAACACGATAACCGAGGAGAGGAGGAAGCAGCATGAGCAGAGAGATACATTTCAATGGTCGTAAGCCTAGCAAGGCACAGGTAATGAAGCATGTCCGTACCCTAGTACGAGAAGGATGGGAACACATCGAAGTATTTTGGGGTGAGAACTGGATCGAGCTTGAGAAAATGCAAGGCTATTGGTATGGCAGTGGATGGATCAGGGACATCTCTGGTCAGGACATAGCTAGGTTTGAATTGAATGAAAGGAGAGCAGCATAATGGGTACATATGTATACAGAGTGACAGGTGTCAAGGTTAAGTGTAGCGATGGAGTGCTGGCTAATGTAGCTAAGTTTGCATACAAACCCTACTGGGGTATGGGTTCAGACTCAGCGAATGCTAAGCTGCACTTCAGGTCTGGTGCTACATCAAGTGATGCACAAGCATGGAAGGGCAAGATCACTGAGCGATTTGTAATTGAAGACACAGTGTATGTAAATACAACAGGGCGAGGTACATTCTATGATGACTACCTAGGTTCCGATCAGTATCCCGTACTCAAGGATGTAACTGCACAAGGAGAAACAGCATGACAGGCAAGAAAGTATTGTGGGTAATACAAACCAAGAAGACGGATCACATCTTCCCTACACTCAAGGCAGCAAGGGCATCTAATGCCGGGCTTGATCCGTGGAAAAGTGGGGAGCAGTTGCGTATCATTAGTCGGATAGTGCTGGATAAAATCTCACGGAAAGGATCACATGTTAGAAGCACTCGAAGTGGTAGTACCTAATCATCCCAAGGCACGAGAGCGTAACAAGTTCGATGCCCCCGTGGATGTGAAGGAGCATGACTGGGTACATACGAATGTCAAGTTTGTAGGTACACCAGTGCAGTATGGCACAGTGTACAAGGCATTCAAAGGTACGACACCCTTCACTGATCTAGGATACAAGGCACAGGCTGATTGCCCTACACACACCATCAGTAGATGGTCGGTAAGGGAATGTCCTGTAGCTAAGTACGATGGTGATAGTTTGTGGGTAGCATTCGAGTCACGGGGTGGTACACCTCACCAGTTCTTGCAGTATGTAGCAGATACACAGGAGGTAAAGGTTGTAGGTACACATTTACCTGTGTATTCAATTAGATGGAAGCAGACGATCTACTCTAAGGGTTTACCCCCATTGACAAGTAGTTACGGTAGGTCTGATACTAGCAGTGCAATTTAGTTTCGTAGTTCAATTTCAATCATACATTTTATAAGGAAATAAATATGTTAGTTACATCAAACAGTGGTATCCCAGCATTGCCAGCACACTTGGACTTTGACCCAGTGCGTGAGCCACAGATGCGTAATGGCATTGCAATCCCTAACAAGTTCTGGACAGTCAATCCCCTCACAGATACGGTGATCGGAGATGGCAAGTCAGTGCATAACCCAGTCAACTTCCGTACCGTATGGGACAACATGCGTACTGGCTTGAGCCTAGCTAAGCTGGACACCAGCAATGTGGATGTCAAGTTCTCATCCATGAATAATGGTGCAGCATTCTCTGCTCAGATCATCCTCAAGCAGTACAACTTCGAGAAGAAGTTGGGTGAGCCAGCGAAGATGGTGATGCATGTCCGTGACTCACACGATCAGTCAGTCAAGATGCAGATCAGTGCTATGATCTACCGCCTTGCTTGCTTGAACGGTATGATTGCACCACGAGAGCGTGTCGGTATCTCACAGAAGCACACCACGTTCTATGATCCTGAGGTCATCGGCAAGGTAGCTTCCCAGTTCCCTGAGAAGTTAGAGCGTGATGCAGAGGTGATGTATCAGATGCAAGGTGTCAAGGTGAATCGTGATACAGCTATCGAGTTCTTCCGCAAGAACGTAGCTACATACGTTACGAAGACTGGTGCCAAGATCAATAACAAATGGCTTGAGCGTATCATCGGTATCTACGATAGCTACAACACCATGAATGGTACTGCGTATCAGGTCTACAACACACTGACACACATCAGTACTCACGTTGAAGCACAGCGTGATGGCACTGAGGTAGAGCGTAAGCGTATCCGTATTGAGCAGGACATCGAGTCTGTCATTCAAGGTGCTGACTTCCAGCACATGATTGCACCTCAAGTAGAATACGCTTAATGGTAGGGGAGGGTAACACCTCCCTTACTTTTCTTTAATTAAATCAAGGAGTTACATGTGATTAATGAACATGATCTAGCAGACATGTGTAGTCTGTTCGAGTTACACAAGGGTGACAAGTTCAAGCTTGCACCTGAAGAAGAAGCAGGCGAAGAGGTACGAGTACCGCCTGCACACGAGGACCCTAACTTTGACTTAGAGTATTTGTTTGATCACATCGATGGCATGTACAGCTACTGTAAGAATAAAGCTGGACAGGTCGTACACTTTGCAGCATGGACTAAGGTATATAAACTATGACTAAGAAATTAAGTTCGTTACAACAAGAGTGGGATGCCATCACATCTGTGGCTACTAAAAAATACGTAGCTATAAAGGATCGTATGGATGTAGAGGATGCAATCCAACACGTAGAAACTACAGTGCAGGACATTGACGCACTCATTGAACGGTACGTAGACAGACCCGATCACATCAGTGAGGATGAGATGTGGAACTACCTCGAAGGTATCAAGTGTGTACTCAAGCTGCGTATAGATGGGCTATGGGATGCACACAGACAGCGTGAATGCATTGATGGGTATGCACCTATAGATGAGGTCATGCGTCAGCGATTCGAGGACATACTGGTAGTGCCTGATCCTAAGAAGAAGAGTAAAAAGAAATGAGCTTCACTATCTATGAACCCAGTGGGCAGCGTTTTATCCAGTGGTTTCCTACTATTGATGCCCTGATTAAATCCATGCTCAAGAATCCCACTCACACATATCACAGGAACCCAACATGAACATACGAGTTGAAGAAGTTACAGAAAATCCAGATGGAAGTGCGAATGCAGTTATCTATTTTGATAACGAAGGTTTAAAGTTCCTGATTCAGTACGGAGTACTAGACATTCTTACTAAGTATTCTGAACAGAACCCTATTCCACAGCCTGAACCTGTTAAGAAGCGAAGGGCTAAGGCTAAATGATAGGGCTATGTAAGCAGGTGTTTGTACTGGCTGTGTTTATCTTGGGTGTATTCCTAGGGTACATGGCAGGTCAGTCTGAGTACAAGCATGACAGTTGTTACGATGCGACAGGTACGTACACTGACTACACAGCGTGGCTGTCTGTACGAGATGGAATTTACAGATGCTTTTGGATAGAGAAGAACTACCCATGGAGGGTAAGACAACAGGGGATAATCGATGTCAAATAATGTTGGTGATATTAACAGTGATGACAAGGGCACTGGGGCTAGGTACATCAGTGGTAAGGCAGACCTAAGCCTTATCCCTCTGAGTACGTTAGAGGAAGAAGCAAGGGTATGGATGTACGGTACCAAGAAGTACAAGGCATTTAACTGGATGAAGGGTATGCCTTGGTCAGTACCACTGGGCTGTGCACTAAGGCACATAGCTGCATGGCAAGAGGGGGAGGATTTGGATCAAGAGTCTGGGCACCATCACCTAGCACATGCTATGTGTAACCTGCGTATGCTCATGCTGTACAGCAAGGCATACAAGGCAGGGGATGACAGACCACCGAGGGAATACTTCAGTGAAGGAAGTTAAGTGGGCAGGTACAATCCTCTGTCTATTAGGCATAGGATTGACCAGCTTTAACGTATACCCACTCAACATATTCCTAAGCCTGATTGGTAGTGGACTGTGGACATGGGCAGGATGGAAGCAAAGAGATGCACCGTTGACTTTGGTTGAGGGTGTTGCAGTTACATTATATTTTATAGGAGTAATAACATGGCTGATGAATTAAAGATACCCCAGTTTAGTAAGCAAAAGAAAATCAAAGAGAACCCACCCATAGTGGAAGTATCCATGGTCGATTATGTACCACTAACAGATGAGCAGATCGAGTCATGCCGTAAGGGTCAGGACATCTTTGACTTTGCCCGTGACATTGAAGAACTTGTACGCATCAACAACAAGATCTAATGTACGTTTTGATCGGAGCATTCCTGCTGTACCAGTTCAATGCAAGCCCAATGTGGTGGGCTGCGTATGGCATCGTGTTAGTACTTAACTTTTTAACTGCCTTCATTCAAGGCTACAGACAACGAGGTATTGAAAATGGATTATAAATTTACATTAAGTTTAGATGGTGATCAGGTAGATGAACTGGTAGTAGCCAGTCTACAGGAAACCTACGAAGAGTGTGTCAAGACGTTGCTGTGCCCTACCCGTCAGTGGTATGACCCCGTTGAAGATGTAATCCGCAGGCAAGAGGCACTGACTGAACTGCTGCAGTATTACATGGCACCTGAAGCCTACCGTACTTACGTTAACTATTGGAATGCATACACCCTACAGGAAGGAACAGTAAATGAAAAAGATAAAGATGCAGGAGTTGATGACTGAGTACTACGCATCACTTGACTACCGTTCTTTATCTGATTCAGCTAAGCGTGACTATCGCTACTGCCTGAACACATTCCTTGCTACAGTTGTACGTAACAGATCTGTGTCCAAGATGTATGCACAGTCTATGGATACTCCCTTAGCCCAAGTTGCTTACAACATCTGGGCTGAGAGGGGTGTCTCATTTGCTAACCACACCCATGCTGTAGCCAGTAAGCTGTACAACTTTGGAATACAGCTAGGCTACCTAGATATGAATCCCTTCAGCAAGGTGTCTAAACGCACCGCTAAGCCACGCAAAGTGGTATGGACAAGGGAGCATATCAACTTGTTCTTAGACACAGCCTACAGCCGTTTTAAGTGGCGTAGCGTAGGGCTTATAGTTCAGATGGCATACGAGTGGTGTCAGAGACTAGGTGACATGGCTAACCTGACATGGGATATGTATGACCCTGAGACTAGGGTCTTGTACCTAGAACAGTCTAAGCGTAGGGCTAAGGTAGAGTTACCTACCACAGATGAACTGCATGAGATGTTGATGCAGCAGAAGGCAGACGTAGACTTCCAGTCTTATGTAGCACCTAGGTGTATGGAACGTAGGATCCTTAGCAGACCTTACGATAAGTATGCACTGTCGTATGTAGCTAGGGAAATCATCAAGGCTGCTGGGTTGCCGGATGAGTTACAGATTATGGACATGCGTAGGACTGGTACCATGGAGATGGTTGAAGCAGGGGTATCCCTTCCTCAGATCATGAGTATCACAGGTCATGCCAATCCGCAGTCAGTAAAACCCTACATGAAAAATACATTGACAAGTGCTAGGAAAGCTGCTACGCTTCGCTTTAACACCGCCAGTGATACAGTATAAGGATATGCAATGAAAGTAAAATTACTCATAACTCACTGGCACAAGGGTGGTGTATTCCACTGGGGTGACTGGAAGTTTAATGGAGGAGATAGCTACCTAAGCTACCGCCTTGGTCCCCTGTTAGTACACATAAGGAAAGAGGCATGAATATTCGTGCATACGTAGAAGGATTAGAACTATCCCTAGGTCGAGTACACAGGGGGAACTGCCCAGTATGCCAGCGTAAGAACACCTTCACTGCCATCAATGATATGGGTACCGTGATGTGGAACTGTTACTCCAATGGTTGCAATGTGGCAGGGGCTATCAAAACATTTATACCTGCTGCAGATTTAATGAGGTTAATGCATGTGAATTGTGTACATACAGATTTACCTATCGACTTTGAGTTTCCTGACTGGATCATTGTTGACTATGAACGCAAGGGATTGAAAGACTTGTGCCATCGCTGGCAGTTAGATCCACACTGGCTTGACCTACGATACGACATCCGAGAAGAGCGTGTGGTATTTCCTGTACGTGAGGGTGGCAAGTTAGTAGACGGAGTAGGTAGAGGCATACACCATGGCATCACACCTAAGTGGAAACGCTACGGTGTAGCACGTTCAGCGTATGTGGTAGGTGACATGGATGTAGCTGTCGTAGTAGAGGATTGCATTAGTGCTGCAGTTGTGGATACATTAGGTGGCACAGGCTTTGCCCTACTGGGTACAGCGTTACTCGAGGAACACAAACGATTGCTTGCCAAGTACAAGAAGGTTGTGGTAGCATTAGATCCAGACGCAATGAGTAAGACACTTGTATATACCCGTGAACTAAAGGCTATTGGAATCGAAGCAGTAGCCATGAATTTGCTGGATGATTTAAAGTACCGTGTCCCAGAGGATATAGCCCAGTTGAAAAATAGAATGAGGAGTTAGTATGGAATTGACATTGATTAGAAGTTTGATGGACAAAGACTTCTACGATGAGACAAGAGGTAACCGTTGTCCAGATAAGTTGTTCAGTAAAGATACACGTAAGATCAAATCAACCATCGACACAGCGATGGAACAGTACCAAAGAAATTTAACAGTAGACGAAGTACAAGCACTATTCTTTGCAGCAAATCCCACACTTACTACAGCACAGAAACAATCATACGAATTGCAGTTCAATAAGATTCGTAAGGAAGATATCATGGGTGCTGATGTTGCAACAGAAGTATTAAGCAACATGTTCCGGCAAGTGGTGGGTGAGGAGGTAGCTAACCTTGGATTCCAGTATGTCAATGGTGACCAGACTACAATGGAACCACTGAGACATATCCTTGATATGTACCAAGATGATTTTACACCAAGCATTCGTATCAAGTACGTAGACAATAGCATTGAGAACTTGATTGAGAGTGCAGCAAACAATACCAAGTGGCAGTTTAATATTCCATCACTACATCATTCAGTCAATGGCTTAGACAATGGAATGTTATTTGTTATTGGTGCACGTAGTAACGTAGGTAAGTCAAGCTTCCACTCCACCTTGTGTGCAGGTCCTAATGGCTGGGCATATCAAGGTGCAAAGATACTTGTGCTGTGTAATGAAGAGAAGCCGGAGCGTGTAGCATCCCGCTACATGACTGCTTGTACGGGCATGACGATACAGCAGATCGTGGCTGACAAGATCACAGCACACAGATCATATGATCCTATCAAGGACAACTTAAAGTTTGTAGATGCAACAGGCAGGACAATGAAATGGGCTGAGTCAGTCATCAAGAAACATAAGCCTGACATTGTTGTGCTTGACATCGGCAGTAAGTTCTCAGAGGAAGGTGCTTCAACTAATAACCATGAGACACTGAAAGCTAATGCAGTCTATGCCCGTAACATCGGTAAGATCTATGGCTGCTTAGTTGTGTATTGCACACAGTTGAGTGCTGAAGCAGAAGGCAAGATCGTATTGTCTCAGGCTATGATTGAAGGCAGTAAGACTGGCTTGGCAGGTGAGTCAGACTTGATGATCCTAGTTGCACGTAACCCGCCCATGAATGATCAGACAGAGGATGATGGTATGCGTTACCTAAACATTGTAAAGAACAAGATCAGTGGCATCCATCGTATTATAAATTGTGAGTTTGACTATCACACTGGTGCATACTCATCATGATTATCACACTTGACGTGGAGAACACAGTCAGTAACAGAGGGGGTAAGAAACACCTTGATCCCTTTGAGACTGGCAATACGCTGGTGATGGTTGGGTACAAGGTATTAGATGGTGTGTATGGTGTGTATACATTTGATCACTCCGAAGTGCAAGAAGATTGTGCCAAGAATAGACAAGACCTACAGGCTGTACTGGATCAGACTACCCTCATGATTGGACACAACTTAAACCATGACTTAGTGTGGCTATGGGAGTCTGGCTTTAAGTATGATGGGCTTATCTTCGATACCATGATCAGTGACTATGTGTTACAGCGTGGAGTCAAGCTGCCATCAGACTTGGGTTCAGTTGCTATGCGCCATGGCTGTGAGATCCTTAAGCAAGACACACTCAAGACTTACTTTAAGAATGGGTACAGTACTCGTGACATCCCTCATGCTGAGCTAGTCGAGTACCTTGAGCATGACCTAGGTTCCACTGAGGGTATCTACAAATCAATACAGGCTAAGCTGTTGACACCTCAGGATGCAGGTCTACGTGAGACGATTGAGATGTCCAACGAAGTTGCTATGGTTCTGTCAAGGATCTATCACACGGGTATCAAGGTAGACTTGTCAGCACTGGATGCAGTACGGCTACAGTTCGAGACAGAGCGAGATGAGATTGTGAAGTTACTGCAGTCTCATGTACGTACACTGATGGGTGATACACCAATCAATCTCAATAGCCCCGAGCAGTTGTCATGGATTGTGTACAGTCGTAAGCCCCACAACAAGGGTGCATGGATGACTGCCATTACTCCTTACATGAAAGACACAGAGTTCAAGGAAGCAGTCAAGCGACACTTCAGTAATGTGTACAAGACCAAGGCAGTTAAGTGTGCTGGCTGTGATGGCAAGGGCTTTACATTCAAGACCAAGAAGGATGGTAGCCCATTCAAGAAGTCCACTAAGTGTGTTACATGTAACGGTGTAGGGTTTGAGTTCAAGCCTACTAAGGAACTGGCAGGGTTAAAGTTCACAGCACCTAATGCTAAGTGGGCTAGTGCTAATGGCTTTGGTACAGGCAAGGATAACCTTGAGACCCTTGAACGAGTAGCTGTATCCAAGGGTATGACGGATGCTGTTGAATTCCTAGGTAAGCTACGTAGGCTGTCAGCATTGGATAGTTACCTAAGTAACTTCGTTGAGGGTATTGCTTCTTACCTTAAGCCGGATGGTCTATTGCATGTACGATTAAACCAACATGTCACTTCGACTGGTAGGTTCAGTGGGTCTAACCCTAACATGCAGAACATGCCTAGGGGTGGTACCTTCCCAGTGAAGCGGGTATTTGTATCTCGCTTTGAGGGTGGTAAGATTATGGAAGCAGACTTTGCCCAGCTAGAGTTTCGTGTAGCTGCATTCTTATCCCAAGATCAACGGGCTATGCAGGAAGTAGCTGAAGGGTTTGATGTGCACTCGTATACTGCCAAGGTTATTACGGATGCAGGTCAGCCTACCAGTAGACAGGATGCCAAGGCACATACCTTTGCCCCACTCTATGGTGCTACTGGGTATGGTCGTACCCCGTCTGAGGCTGCATACTACAAGCACTTCCTAGAGAAGTACACAGGCATTGCCAAGTGGCACAGTGTTCTAGCCAAGCAAGCCTTGAATTATAAGTACATAAAGATACCTAGCAATAGGGAGTTTGCATTCCCTGATGTACAGCGTAAGCGGGATGGGACAGTGACACACTTTACTGCCATCAAGAACTACCCAGTTCAAGCCTTCGCTACAGCAGACATAGTACCTTTAGCCCTAGTAGAAATCTACAATAGGCTGAAGCCGTACAAGAGCAGAGTAGTAAATTCTGTCCATGATTCTATCGTGATTGATGTTCACCCCGATGAGATAGAAGAAGCGGTCAGAGTAATTGATGGAGTACAGCGGGATCTAGTGGGTTTGATCAATAAAAAATGGTCAATAGATTTCAATGTACCCCTTGCATTAGATAGTAAAATGGGTGATAATTGGTTAGAGCAAAAAGATGTACACGTTAATTAACAACAGAAAAGGAATAGACACATGTCTAATATAACTCTCGCAGCAGGTGGTAACTTTGCACAGATGGCTGAAGCCATGGGCATGGCAGTTGATATTGCTAAGCCTAAGAAGCAAAGCAATCTAGCCCGATTGAAGTTGGATCACAAGGGCATCATGGGTGAAGAGGTTGTCGGTGGTAAGAAGAAGAAGGTTGAAGTAGTGTCAGCAGGTAGCTACGTACTTGATCGTCCTAACCTAGATCCAGTCTATGGTAATGATGTAACCATTCGCCTGTTTAACCAACGCTTTATGTACAAGAAATATATCCAAGGTTCAGGTGACACGAAGTCTAAGTACGTCAAGACCATCATGGACAAAGACCTGAACGGTGACTTGCGTGATAACGATGGTGGCTTTAACTGTGGCAAACCTTCCGGCTGGATCGAAGACTACAGTGCATTGCCAGCAGAGACAAAGGCTTTACTGAAGTCTATCAAGCGGGTACGTGTATTGTTTGGTGAGATTACAATGAAGGACCCAGTCAATGCTAAAGGCGAAGCCTTAGGTTTGATTGAGGCTGTGCCTTTTATTTGGGAGATTGATAACCGTGATGCATTTAAAACTTTGGGTGCACCTATTGCACAGATGGCTAAGCAAAACCGCATCCTTCCACAACACCGCATCATCTTGGGTGCAGAAGAACAGTCTCTCCCAACAGGGGCAATTTACTTCTTACCTACAGCAGTACTCGATCTATCTAGCACCCTTGAGTTGACAGATGCAGACAGTACTTTGTTCGGGGACTTTAATGCTTGGGTTGATAACTACAACGAGTACATCGTTAAGGAGTTCAACAAGCTAAGTCAACCATCAGAAGCTAGTGCAGATGAACTTGCGATTGCTCAAGAGTTTGTTGACGTAGAAGTAGAAGCCTAATGAATCATCCTGCCGAGTTAAAGATACACCAGTATCTGAGTAAGGTAAGACACGGGGACAGTACCCTGAGCGAGGAAGTAGTAGAACAGATCGTCTCAGATGTTCGTGCTGCCCTTACTCGGCAGTTTGTAGACAAGCGGGATAACAAGTTCTCACTGAGAATGTCAAACGTAGGGCGTGACTACTGTCAGCTTTGGTTTGATAAGAACAGTCCTGAGGATGCAGTACCCCACTCTACAAACTTCATTATCAATATGATGATGGGTGACATTGCTGAGGCAGTGTTCAAAGGTTTACTGACACAGTCTGGTGTGGCTTATGCTAACGGAGATAAGGTAACACTGGTGGCAGGTGAGCACACTATCCATGGCACACCCGACTTAAGCACTGAGGGTGCAGTAGATGACGTGAAGTCTGCTAGTCCTTGGTCATACACCAATAAGTTTGTTGACTATCAAACTCTACACGACAATGATTCCTTTGGCTATGTGGGTCAGCTTGCTGGCTACGCTAAGGCGATGGGCATCAAGCCGGGTGGTTGGTGGGTAATCAACAAGGCTAACGGTGAGTTTAAATATGTAGCTGCTGAGGGTATTGATCTTGATGCAGAAGTAAAGAAGATCGAACAGAAGGCAGACAAGCTAAAGGAGAATACCTTTGAACGATGCTACGAAGCAATACCTGAAACCTATCGCAAGAAAGAAACAGGGAACCTTGTACTGGGGCGGGAGTGTAGCTGGTGCTCTTACAGGTATAAATGTTGGGAAGGACTACAAGAGAAACCCTCCCTTGTATCTAAAGCAGCAAACCCTCCAATGGTTTCCTACGTTAAGATAATGCCGAAGGAAATAGAGTAACGTGCCTAAGTTTAATGCCAAGCATTACGCTGCTTCTAAGGCAAATGGGTACCGCAGTGGGTTAGAAGAACTCGTCCAGTCGGATTTGATACAAGCGAATGTTGATGCATCGTATGAATCAATTAAGATTGAATGGGAAGATCTAACCTACCGTAGGTACACACCGGACTTTCTATTACCCAATGGTATTATCGTTGAGACTAAAGGATTGTTTACTACAGAAGATAGACGTAAGCATACATTAGTTAAGAAGCAACACCCCACGCTAGACATTCGGTTTGTATTTCAAAGTAGTAAACGCAGAATCAGTAAGACATCTAAGACTACGTATGCAGGTTGGTGTGAGAAGCAAGGCTTCTTGTATGCGGATAAGACAGTACCAGAGTCATGGATTAAAGAGCCAAAGAAAAAAGATATGCCCCTAAAATTCAATCCATTTAAAGGAACTAAACATGAGTAATGCAATTAAGAAAGATGACATCGTACTAATCATTCGACCTAACTTCAATGAAGCTAAGTGGGCAGGTACTGTAGATCTTAATGTGATGTACATGCCCTCGGATAAGTTAGACGAAGAGTCATACGAAGAACTCATGGGATTGATGCATGGGGTTATTACTTGCTTTCACCTGCTTAATAACGATGCCGAGTTTGGTAAGAAGGTATCAGAAGAGATGGACAAGATGATTGAATCAGGTAAGTTAACTGTGAGTCAGCTAGATGAGAACACCTTAGGTGAAGTCATTGACTTAACCGAGTGGACACAGACACGGGGGAATGCATAATGGGAACCTTGGATGATCGTAACAAGCCAGTCGATCTGTCTAATACACGCAAGTCTATTGATGATTGTTCAGGGGAAGAGTGGAGTGCTGCCAATCGTGCATTCTGGAAACAGATGGAGGAAGATCCACGGTATCAAAAGCAAGAGAGTCTATTCGATGGTGACTCTTTGTTTGAAGATCCGTTAAGACAAGATGAAGACGAGCATGCAATGGAAACTCAATTCATGCTTGACGATGAGAGACAGTTTGAACAGATAGTAGAGGTGCTAGGTCCTTACGATGCCATTAGCTATTGTCATGGTGCAGCACTAGAGATCCTACTTAACTTGGATACCTGCTTAAACAATTCTGCAGCTATCCGTAAGGCTAGTCGTGCATTAGATCGTATGGCTAGACTGACAGACGAAACACGAGGAGTTAACTGGTGAGTACAGAACCTACTATCTTTGTAGAGGTACGCTTTGAATTAGTATTAGATCCAGAGTCTGCCCCTCCAACATATAAAGATCCAGACTACCTGCAAGAAGTATTGGAAGAGGCAATCAAGGATGCAGTCTACGACATTGGTGCTGAAGAAGTTAATGAATTCTTTATTGAACTAGAAACAGATCTATGAATGCACCAGTTCGTAAGCGATTCGATAGAGAACTATTTAATGAAACAGATGGTACTGCTAGAGATTCCGCTAGGATATACTGGACATCCTTGGGTCATACAGTAGAGGATCACCCCGATAGATACGCAGTAGATCTTATTGTAGACACAGGATTAGAGACATTCTATTGTGAGGTAGAGATCAAACGGGTATGGACAGGTGCTACGTTTAAGTACGATACCCTGCAGATACCTGAACGTAAAGCTAAGTTTGCTAAGCTGGATAAGCCTACATACTTTATGATCTTTAATAATGAACGTAGTCGTGCATTCATATGCAGTCACACAGACCTGTTAGATTCCCCTGTAGTGGAGGTGCCTAACAAGTATGTGTATAAGGGAGAGATGTTCTTCCAAGTACCGATTACGAAGTTACAGCTAGTGGAGATTCCAAGTGGCAACCCGTAAACATGAACAGTCAGCAGTAGATCGAATCGATAACCTATTGCTGGATAGTCATATGTTCTTTCTCCATGGAGAGTTGGAGGTGGAGAACATTGATCGATGCATTAAGTGGATCGAGTACGAGAACATTGACAGCAGTAAGCCTAAGCTACTCACGCTGTATGTCAACACAGGTGGTGGAGATTTGTATCAGACCTTTGCCTTGATTGACATTATGCGTAGCAGTAAGCATCCTATCCGTACCATTGGGCTAGGCAACATTATGAGTGGTGGCTTCTTGATCTTTGTGTGTGGTACTAAAGGTGAGAGATACATTGCACCGAATGCTGGCATCATGTGCCACCAATTGTCAGATGACATTACAGATAAGTACCATGACATTAAGTCAGCAGTAAAGGAAGTAGAGAACTGTAATGCTAAGATGATTAAAATACTTCGTGATGCAACAGGCTTAAGTGCATTGAAGATTTCTTCTAAGCTACTACCAGCAAGTGATGTATACTTGACTGCAAAGGAATTGATACAGTTAAATGCAGCAGACTATATACTAGGAGAAGATGATGGCACACCTGCCTGATGAATTGTTTGATGACAGTTTAGTAAAGTTAAAACGGGCATTGGGTATTGCTACCTGTGCTATGTCTGCAACTGCAAACTCAGAATGGCTTGAGCATAGACCTGCTATCGAGTATGCTTTGTGGCAAGTGCAAGAGAATCTATGTGATGTTATTCTTAACGTAGAAGAAGCAGTAGAGTTTCACACAGGCTATCAGAAAGTAGCCCGAGTAAAAGCATTGTTTGAAGCAGCACGTTTAGTAGAAAGATTTAATGATTCACCAGTAGTAATACCAGCCAATGAAAGTTTTGCATCGGTCATAGCTAGAGCAATCAAGCAACTAGCTACCACACAGGAGAGTGATGATGACATCGAAGATTATGAAGGGTAGTATTGCAGTAGGCATTGCAGCAGTAGTTTTAGGCATTACAGGGTGTGCATCTTCACCCTACGGTTCTGAGTCTAAGCTGGTAGTACAGAAGAGAGCACAAGCTATGAGTAGGCAGGAAGTAATTCAAGCGATACAGGATTGTGAAGTATCCAGAATGAGACCTGTTCTCATTATGGCTAAGCGTAGGGTGAATGATTGGGATACAGACATCATCATTGATGTGACTTGTGCCCCACGTAATCCAACCTATCACTTTTAATATAATAAAAACAAGTACATACAAAGGCAGTTGCTTTAAGGGGAATTTTAAGTATAACTAAAGTCCCCCCATGGGAGTACAGATTTTACTGTGCTCCTATTTTTTTCAATAGAATCAACAACATAGGTATACTTCATGACGAAATACACAATGACTCCTTACAATGACTTCATTGCCAAGAGCAGATACTCTCGTTACATAGACGAGCTTGGCAGACGAGAGCATTGGAGTGAGACAGTAACAAGATACTTTGACTTTATGACAGAGCATCTAAAGGATAAAAAGAATTACACTCTAACTCCTGAGCTACGTGCAGAGTTAGAACAAGCAGTAAGAGATTTAGATGTAGTGCCATCCATGAGAGCCGTCATGACCTCTGGACCAGCACTAGAGAGACAGAACGTAGCAGCATTCAATTGTTCCTACCTACCTATCGATGACCCTAAGGCATTCGATGAAGCTATGTACATCCTCCTGTGTGGTACAGGTGTAGGATTTAGTGTGGAGAAGAAGTATGTATCTAGATTACCTGAAGTCCCTGATCGCATGTTTAGTAGTCAAACTACTATTGTTGTTTCGGATTCTAAAGAAGGATGGGCTAAATCTCTTCGACAACTCATTGCTCTTCTGTACTCTGGCGAAGTGCCACAGTACGACATACATAAAGTCCGTGAGGCAGGTGCAAGACTCAAGACCTTTGGAGGCAGGGCATCTGGACCAAAACCCTTGGAAGACTTATTTAAGTTTGTCATTAGCAAATTCAAAGGTGCAACTGGTAGACGTTTATCTTCCCTCGAATGCCATGACATTCTGTGCAAGATCGGGGAAGTTGTTGTTGTGGGTGGAGTACGTAGGTCAGCAATGATCTCACTGTCAGACTTAACAGATGACAACATGGCTCATGCTAAAGCAGGTGCATGGTGGGATGGTCAAGGACAACGTGCTTTGGCTAACAACTCTGCTGTGTACGAAGAGAAGCCAAGCATTGGACACTTCATGCGGGAGTGGACATCTATTTATGAATCACATTCAGGTGAGAGAGGAATCTTCAGTCGTGATGCATCTCAAAGACAAGCAGCAAAAAACGGAAGGCGTGATCCTACATATGAGTTTGGTACTAATCCTTGCTCAGAAATTATTTTACGCCCTTATCAATTCTGTAATCTGTCTAGCTGCATTGTGCGTAGCACTGATAGCTTTGATTCTTTATCCACCAAGATTCGCTTGGCAACTATTCTCGGAACATTTCAAGCGACCTTAACAGACTTCCCGTACCTACGTAAGATCTGGCAGAAGAATACAGAAGAAGAAGCATTGCTTGGTGTGTCAATGACTGGTATCCTTGACAATGCTTTATTAAATAACCCAGATGATCTGGAACTACCTAAACGATTGGAGGCTCTACGTGATATTGCTATTGCTACTAACGCTGAATACGCTGCTGCTATTGGAATCAATCAGAGTGTTGCGGTTACGGCTGTTAAGCCCGAAGGAACTGTATCACAACTCTGTTCTACCGCATCTGGCATTCACCCTCAGCATAGTAAATATTACATACGTAGGGTACGTGCTGATAACAAAGATCCTTTAACACAGTTTATGATTCAGGCTGGGTTCGTAGCAGAGCCATGCTTCATGAAACCTGATAGCACTACTGTGTTTAGTTTCCCAGTGAAGGTTGCAGATGGTGCACTGTTACGTGAAGACTTGTCTGCTATCCAGCACTTGAAACTGTGGCTACTATTCCAACGTCACTACTGTGAGCACAAGCCATCTGTCACAATCTCTGTGAAGGAAGACGAGTGGATGCAGGTAGGTGCTTGGGTATATGAACACTTTGATGAGGTTACAGGGGTATCTTTCCTACCTATGGATGGTGGCACATACAAGCAAGCCCCGTATGAAGAGTGTACAGAGGAAGAGTACAACAAGTTAAAGCTGTTAGTACCTGAGTCAGTAGACTGGAGTAACTTCCAAGAGTATGATGATAATGTGGAAGGTGCACAGATGTTATCTTGCACAGCAGGCGGGTGCAGCATTTAATATAGGCTGTGTCCCTACCTAATGTAACATAAACGATACATAAAGTAGGGATACTGTAACAAATATGTACAAAAGGAAACACTATGAATCGCTACAGAATTGAAGAAGAATACCCAGACGTACCCCTCCTGCTGCTAGAGCCTCACTACTTTGATAAAGCTATTGTGGGGGTAGTACAAAGGACGAATCAAGTGCAAGCCATTTGCTACGATGCAAACAAGTGCATTAAGCTATTAGCTAAGTATGAGGATATGTCGGAGGAAGAAGCAGTGGAGTACTTCGAGTACAACACACAGGGTGCATTCGTAGGTGAACACACACCTGTGTTTTTATATAAGTGATTATCTAAACCGTTGGATCAGTGCTTCGTACTTATAGACTTGGCTGTACTCTTTAGTCTCATCCATTGTCTTGCCATCATTCTCTTCAGCATACAGTTCATTGATAGCTCTACGTGCAACAGCAGGTAGCTTATCAAACCGCATCTTATTCACACGATCCCTATCTTCAACTGTCATCTTAGCTTGAGTAATCTCACGAGCCATGCTTAGTGTCTCTTGCAGATTAGTAGCCATAGCAATGCGCTGTTGATCCCGAGTAAAACCTTTGTATCTCTCACTGTTAATCAAACCAGTGATACGATTCTCTACATAGGGGATAGATGTTTTAATGAAGGCACGATCATAGACCTTATCTCCAGTAGCACCAAAGAATGTATACGGGTCTAGCTTCAGCTTAACAAACTCACGTTCAATAAGATTCTTCTCTGGGGTTAAACGTACACCAGATAAGCTGTTAAAGAATTCACCAGCACGAACAGGTGCCTTGTCAGAGAAGTAAGGTTGGAATCCCGGTAACTCTTCTTTGAGTTCAGGTATCTTAGCCATTACCCTTTGAACAGCAGCTTGACCAATAGTAGGAAGAGCAGTAACAGTCTTCTCTATGTCGGATACTTCGCCTGCTTCAGTGCGTCTCTTTAGTTCTTTGGCAGAAGAGTATGGTCCTATTATATTAGGGTCTCTAGCAATCTGACCACCTTCATCAAACAAATCTAAGTACTCAAAGACAGCCTTGCCGGGGGTAGTAAAGCGACCAGCAAAGTCACCTAACAATCTACCGATTGCTTTGTTAACACGCTCTACTCCCTTGCCCTCTTCACCTGCTATAAGATTAGGCAGTTCATCAATCAAAGAAGCCTGTGATCCAGCTGGCATCTTCATGCCGATAATAGCTGTGAGCAATTCAGATACCTTAGCATCTTCTGTTCTACCTAGCTTTTGCTTAGCAAGGAAATCACCTACTGCCATGTACGGACCAATAGGAAATACACCACGGATATCTACGGTACTGCCATCTTCATTAGTGACGTTGAACCACTCACCGTCTTGGTTTTCTAGACGATACTTGTAGGCAGCATAGATAGCTGCTGTACCTACAACACCTTTACTCATCTTCTCTAAACCTTTATTAAGCTGAGCTTGACCTCCATCTTCACCCTTAGCTATCCGCATTGCACCATTAGCAATATCACCTACACCAGCAGCACCACCCAGTGGGCTGTTACGATACTGGAATGCAATAGCATTAGACATAAACCGAGGGAAGGTAACCATTAAAGATCCACCCGGTAACTTCTCAAAAAAACTAACGAAGTTACTAGCCAATCCCTCTGCGGCTGCTTCTACGCCCTTCTGAGACGCTTTCTGCTGCTTAGGGGTGTAGGCAAAGGTAGCCTTCAAAGTCTCGTCTGCAGCGTTTTTAAGCACGTCTGTGGGGATTGCTTTATTGTTGGCTAACATCTCTGTCATATCCAAACCAACCCGCCTTAACTGACGCTCTACACTAGAGGCAAAGATAGCCCGTCTAAAGAAGGCATCCTGTGCTACGTTTAATGTGTTCACTACACGAGCAACTTTACTTAAGTCACCCGTCTGATTCTCTTGCAGTGCACTAAAGATCTGATTCTGGATACGTGGGTTATCCTTTAATAGCAGATCAACTGTCTCAGCAGTCAAGCCTGTATCAGCTAAGTTACCTAAAGTATTAAAGGTATCTTTAATGGTGTCACTTAAGCCACGAGTAATGTCACCCTGCTTGTAGCTACCTGTGACTACACCCGTTACTGCCTTACCTGTAGTGTAGATAGCACCTTCGATTAGTTTAGATGCAGCATCAAATGTGATAGCCGTACCTGTACCAAGGATGTTACGTACCGTAGTACCAATACCAGAAACTACAAAAGCTTTAGACTCACGCTCTAACCTATTGATTACTCTAATGAAATTACCAGTCATTGAAACCATCTCATGGTCTCTGCCGTACATATCATCTACTAGTTTCTGTGCTTCAGGATCTAAGCTAGATACTTTCTTTAGAGTACGAGCCAGTGCAGAGTATCCCTGTAGGATGGTACCTGCATCAGCTACAGTGGTACGAGTAGCCTGAGCAAATTCTGCTGGGGTTAGATTGGCTTTATTTAAAGCAGCTTGAATGACATCATCATCTACTGTGTCAATAGATTGGAAGATATTCTTAACTGCATCACTGACCTTCTGTCCATTCGCAGGACGGAACTCAGGTGCTAGTAACATCACGTACTTAGCTACATCAATAGCTCGTCTGTTAATGTCAGTACGGATTTGTGATTGGGTTAAATCTGTGGGGCTATCGATTGTATCAAGAGTACGTCTACCTTCAAAGATATCAAACTCATTAAGCAAGTCTTCTTGTGACTTATCAAAGGCTTTATTCAAAGCATCTGTAGCTGGGTCTGCTGCTTCTTTACCTGCTCTCTTACTAGCTAACTTATCTTCTAACTGCTTCTTGGTAGTGATAGTACCCTTACCTGCAATAGCAGTACCTGCTTCAAAGGCACCACCAAAAGCACTTAAGCCTGAGGCAATACCCAACTCAATTAAATTTAATTCATCCTTCTGAACACCAGTCTTACGTCTTACATCCTGATCAATCACATTTTGACCAGCACCGATAACTGTTTCAGCTGCAGCTGCTGCACCCATAGCTTTGACTTTAGAGCTAAGGACATTCTTAATTGCTTCACGAGCAAATGCATACCTAGCACTAGCACCAATGCCAGCACTTAGGATGTTAGTAGGTTCACTGATTGCAGATAGAACTGCCTCACCGAAAGGTCTAGCACCCGGCTGTCCACCTTTTTCATAGAACGAAGGTACAGCATCATAGAGATTGTGGGCACGAGCAGCCTTGAGTACAGCATCAGGCTTAGCATTGTTAAGCCAGTTTAATTCTGGGATAGCATTCAGAGAAGTGTTCCACTCTACCTGACGCATAGCTGTCATGAAACGCTTAGCATAGTCCTCGTCAGATTCATTCTTCTGTTGCTTACCTGCTTCACCATAACGGGCTTCAGCATAGTCACGAATAACCTTTAGATTCTCTGGACTCTTATAGAGGGATTCAAATGGTACTTCTTTAGCCTTACCTGCTTCACGTTCAGCTGGTGTACCCTTGATCCGCTGGATAGTAAGATCTTGCTGATATTTAAACTCAGCCTTAGGGGGTTCTCCGATTAGAGGTAAATCAAATTCAGATTGTTGTGTCGATGTAGGTAAAGCAGGTGCATCCTTAAATTCTTCAGGAGCACCTTCAACCGATACAGAACCTACATAAGGTAAATCAAATTCACTAGCTGGCGTAGCCATGCATTAATTCCTTAATGTTATTACTGGAGAGACCTGCCATTCCATATTTTAATATTGCCTTGGCTATCTTTAATTTTCTTGCCGGGAGGGTACGCTTTTGCCATAGCAGCGACATCAATCCCCTTTCCATCCGCTGTTTTTATAACAGTGCCGGGAGTCTCAAGGTCTGTTGATGCTGCAGGTGTAGCCGTAGCAGCTGCAGGTGCATCAGCAGTTTTATCTTTAGTATCTTTAGCAGTGACAGACTTCCATGAGACTACTTTGCCATCTTTAATATTTGCATACGGCAATAAAGCATCACTAGCATTCCGTCCACCTATGATATTGTTATCTTTGTCTAAGATACCTAGTGCTCTAGCTTGTTCTTGAATCAACTTGTTCTTGTGATCCATGAAGTTCTTAATAGCTTCTGCATCGCCTGTGACAGGAACATAATCATTAACATTAGGATCAAAACGAACAACACCCTTAATCACAAAAGGATCTAAGCCAGCACGTAAAGACTTATCCATGACAGAATTAATAGCAGCCGTAGTACGTGGCTTGCCATCTTCACCTTTCTCTTTAAACATGTCTTTGATGATAGAGTCAGCACGTAATTGAGCCAACAAAGGTTTAGCTTTTTCTGAGTTAAGATCTTCACCCTTAGCCATCAGATCCCGTAGTTTATTCTGTACATTAGATAACGATTCTGGATTACCAAACTGAGACAGATCAAGTGTTCCAACCGTAGGTTTAAAGTCAGCACCAAGATCCACACGACCTCGAGCAATAGCCCTAACTTCAGCAGCAGTTCTACCTGCGACAGATTCAAACTCTTTTTCAGCCTGTGCTACACCGGGAGATGCAAAGCCAAATGCTCCACGTACAACTGGAGTAGGCTTACCCGCATCTTGATCAACAGCAATGCTAGTTTTCTTACGTACAAATTCTTCTGGGTCCATCTCAGTACCGGGCTTAGTAACTTTAAAGATACTTGCAAAGTCTACATCCCGTAAATCTTTTTTATTGTTTAGATCTTCAATTAGTTTCTTAGCTACAGGAGGCTGTTGAATAAGACCTAAGATCTGACTCTTAGTAAATCCAACACCTTGTGCATTTACGTAAGTAGACAATTGCTTAGCCTGTTCAGATAGAGTATCACGCTCTGTCTTCATACCCTTTTCTTTAGCCGAAGCCTCTTGAACTAGCTGATCTAATTCTTTAGTAGCCCCATTACGAATCTGCTTATTACGAGATTCGATAGACTCTGCTGCTCCTGTAGAGAAGCCAGCAACTAATGCTCCGAAGTCAAATGCCATATTATTCTACCATCCCTTTCTGTGGTCTAGACATCAA